GCAAGCTCGAATAGGCCAAGCTGTTCGCGGGCGTTGCTGGGCTGGGGAAGAATGAATGTGCCGGCCGAAGTCTGCGAAACGCCCGGCCCCATGATGGGCAAGTGCGAAGCACGATCCAGCTCCGCAAGAAAGTCATGCGAAATGGTGCGGGAACCAGCGGCGGGGATTTCTCTACTCAAGAACCGCGTCCAATTTTACTTCGAGCGTTGATGCCGTATCTGTGCCATAAAAATCCATGACAGTAATGCTTGCATCGAGCGGGGAGTCGGCTCCGGCAATAAGCGGCCAGATGTACGGCACGTCCAATGTAACGAACGTAGCCAACTCGACCACACTCCCCGCCGACATGAGAACACAGTAGCCGTTGTCGAGGGTGGTTGTTATCTGAAACATTTCCGTGCCCGTGTCGGCCGGTAGCGTGATATTCGTGACTCGCTGCCCCACGCAAATGTACACCGTCGTACCGGCCGTGGTCCCCGCCGTCGCTGCCGGAAGCACGTCGCCCCCAGTTGCCTCAAACGTGATCGTGTTGGTGTCGGCAGCCGTAATCGTGCAACCGTAAGCAAACTTGTCCGTGACGCCATCGGTTGGATCAACCCAGTACAGGCCGATAAAGTCTACGGCGGGCGTTGTGCCAACCGGGCCAGCAATGCCGTGGGCAGCAGCCGTGACAATGCCGTCTGTATCGTTGGTTCGCGTCGTCAGTTCGCCTTGAATGGCAACGGGGCATGTGACATTGGGCGTCACGCGGGTAGTGCCCGTGAACGTCTGTGTAATCGCCACGGGCAAGCCCTGTTCGATAGACGATTGCGTTTGGATCAGTGCGGTAATCGCGCCAGTAGCCATTGGTAAACCTTCTCAAAAGAGCCCTGAAAACGACGTCATAGCGTATTTCGTGATAGCTTGACCAGTCTTCGTAAACACGGGTGCCCATGTGCCGGTATAAGGCGACCATTCGTAGTTCCAGTTGCCATTCCTTACCAACACATGATGTGCAACACCCAGCGTTGTCGTCCCGTCGTAGTCGAACGTGCCGGATATGCTTGACCCGACATACAGGCCGCAGAATGGATAAATCCACAACGGCAACATCTTCATGCGGTACACGTCCCAGTTGATGACGCCGGGATAGCCGACAATGCCGGGTACGTACTTTGCTCGCGGGTAATGCAAGACGTACTCAAACCCCGGCACGAACATCGACGGGGTGGAGCCTAGCGGCATGTTTGTTCCGAAGTAGAGATTGCCGGCGTAGACATGCTGCATCTGGTTGTTCGGCTTGACTTCCTCGACAACGACGTGGGAGTTATCGTCGTAGCCTGCCGACTTGTATACCAACGTCAGAATGGCGTGTGTGTATACGGCTTGTGCTGTGCTGACAGTGCCGTGGGTGAGTATCGTTTCGTCTGGCTCGATAGCCAGCTTGATAATGTTGGATTTGGTGGGTAGCCCAGCAGCCACAAAATACGGATACAGGCCAGCGTCTGTCGTGTACAAAAAGAACTTCGCCCAGTTGTACCGATCCGCCCACGTCACTCGGCAGCGGCGGATAGCCTGGAATGCCATCGCCTTCAAGGATTCCTTGGGGTAGCTTTGCACTTCACCAATCGGAGATGTCGGCATGGGGAACGACATTAAGTGACTACCTCCTGGGAACTTTCCTTGATGGCAGACAGGTAGCCGATTTGTACATTGAGTGCATCTAGGATTTTCTGTAGCAGGTCCGAACCACCAGCACCCTCTAAGTCGGGCGGTGGATTGTCTGGGGTAAACCATTCCTGGTTGGTCGATGCCCGCTTGTCATCTTCGACCTTCGGCTTGCCGGGAATGTCGATGTTTCCGGGACCGTCTTGCGGCCTTCGCAATCCGTCGTCTGGCTTGACGGCGTTGTTGCGAATGTCCCGTCGCTGTTGAAGGGCCTCGCCTTGGGCCACGTTGTCGTGTACGGGGTTATCGCCTGCGACCTCGAATCGTTCTGGCTTTCCTTGTCGAGCCGCTCTAGCATTGGCTCGTGCTAACGCCGCTGCGTGGACTCTTCCGGCCGGGTCCATTTGGTCGAATCCGTGGCCTTGTGTATCTAGCGACGCGGCCACCGGCTTTTTCTCGGTTTCTTTTTCGTCCTTTGGCACCACACCGGGCGCACCGGCCCCGTGCTTTTCTGCCATTGCGACTGCATTGGCCTTCGCTCGATTCTGCTGTAGCTCATCGAGAATGGCTTGCAGTAGACGCACAATTTCGTCCTGCTTCTGGGGCACAGCAGGTGCGGCTTGCGGCGCAGCCTGTTTCGTTGCGTCGTCAATCGCTGACTGCGTGATGTTGTTCAACGGCAATGGCAAGCCGGGATTGTCGGTCATGAGTCAATAACCTTTCGTTACGGCCACACCGTTGCGCCAGCGGGATTGAGAATCGTTCCCACCGCTCCGGTGGCGGCTAATGCACACTTCTCAGCCGTAATGTCAATGCCCAGCACTTCGCGGGATTGTGGATCAAACACACCCTCAACACCTACAACGCGCCCGTAGGTTGCGTCCCAATGCAGGGCGTCTGTAACTTCCATTTGCATGGCACCCACCGCATTTAGCGCGGGGGCGTCCTCCATTCCGTCGATAGTCTTGCGGCACTCGAACCGCCAATCGAGATTGCCTGTGGGGCGGTCGTAGACGCCATTGCCGCAAGAGTCGATGAAGGGTTCGCCGTCAACACGGAAAGACCACTTCATGGATTGGATGCATGTTTGGGCAGAGCCAGCCACCGTACAGGCCAAGCCCTTGACGTTGAAGATTTGGGCGGTGGCACCAGCGGTTGCGGCGCTAGCCGTAAGGTCTGTACCGCCAGCCCCAAAGTACACGATGTAGTACACACCGTTGCGGGCGCTGGGGTCGAACACGGGAACCACAATATCAATCCCCGTGCAAAGCACATTAGCTGCCGTAAGGCCGCTTTCGGTTCCACCGCCCGTCAAGGTAAACGCCAGTGTAAAACGGTCGTTGCAAAACACACTTGGCGTATGGCCCCAAGCCCAGTAGCTACCGACAAAATCGACGTTGCCTTCGGCACGCTCGGCTCCACCTTGGCCACCAGAATGGTAGATGGGGTTCGCTTTGACTGTGCGTTGGAATGCCAGTCGTCCACCAGTGGGAATGTTGTTAACTGCTACGTCTTTTCCTGTCCGCCTTATCATTGCATTGCTCCTGCCTTAATGTGCCTGTAGTTCTGTCGTTGAGAAGTTGAGCCGAACGGTTATTGCCCACACGGCAATCCACTGATCGGTGCCACGGTTGCGTTCTTTGTTGTCGTCGGTGTAGCCGCCGTCGTCGGCGTTCACGTCATACACGCACGCCGTACCGTTCCACGTCACCACGTCGCGGACGTAAGTACGCCAGTTCAGCATTGCCCGATACACGGCCCACGTCGCCGCCATTGCTACGCTTTGATACTGCTGCCCCGTGCATATCTCGATGGCATACGTAGCGTCGAGGTAGGAGTTGGTACTGTCTTGCTCTGTAGCGGGCTTGGCCTTTACGAGCCGCACGCGGCAGATGGGATAATCGTTGGGGGCGGGCGTGTCTATTTCTGGATTCGGTGCGTAGACCAATGCCGTCGTGTAGCGAACCTGATGTACCGTGTCCGCAGGGAACATCGCCACAAAGTCGCTTTTAGCAACGAGCATTGCCCAGATGGCTTCGCTGGTGTCGTAAAATGGATTGACGGCAGTCATTACGAGGCCAAATCCAGTACAATTTCTTGGTTGACGATCATCTTCAACTTCATAAGGGCGTCTTGATAATCGACCCACAATGGCGTAATGGGGTCGCCATCTTTGGTGTAGTCAGACACGCCACGCGGAACCGACAACTGATAGGCAGCAATCTTGCGGCAAATGTCCTTAATGGTGTCGGGCACCGTTCCCGTAATCGGCACAACAAACGAGAACTTGCTATTCCGTAAGTAATCGTCTATGAACGACGACGCATAAGTAATTGCGTCAGTTGTGCGTGCAGCGATGGCGGTGGCGTTGGCAGTTGGGCCAAGACCTTCCATATCGGCCCACTTTTGGCGGTTCCCAATGCCGTATCGGGCGTCGATGTCGGAGGAAGTGACGTAGGTACTCATTCGTAGCCTCTCTGACTCTTGGGTGAATCAGCCAATCGGGCGTAACTCGGAGTGCTGTAGCCACACACGCGCCGCTGCGAGACGCGAGTGTCGGTACACTTGGCGAGGTCGAGCATAGATCGAAACGCTTGCTCATACTCAATCTTGTTTTTTACGTCCTTCTCGAACGCCAGATGCTTTTTGCACAGCGATAGGAATAACTGGTAGGCACCGACCTCGATGTCCATCGGGTCGCTGATGCTGTACTTCACGCCGTTGCGGGAAGTCTGAATAACGCCATCTAGCGTGATTGCCGTACTGCCCTCGACCGATGCGATAGACCGCTGTTCTTCGTAGGGCTGCGAGCCCTCCATGCCCGTGGGCTTTACACTGGCTGACGAACTGACGCGCAGAATTGCTCCCGCATGATTCGCCGTAAACGATGTGGTGACGCCCACTACTGATGCACTACTTGCCGTGACGGTGATCGTTCCGGCGTAGTCTGCTGCGTCGTGGCCGCTGTACCGCAACGAACGCGGGCGGCGTTTGTAGATGAAGTTCATTGGCTCCGTAGCATCGGAGTCGTAAGACAGGTAAATGCCCAGAGTGCCGTAGGCGTCCTGCAACGGCATGATCGTGTAGTAGCGGAAGTCGCCCGTGGTGTCGTAGTACGACTCATTCCACAGCATTTCGGACGGAGATACGTAGCTACCAAAGCTGTGCGTGCTGGATTCCAGCGGACCCCAGAAAGACACGAAATCATTAGGCAGCGGATACCAACGCTTGAACAGCTTGTACGTGGTTGATGCAACGTCTGCACCGGGGTTCATTACCGAGTCCAGGGTAATGACCGTATCGGACATCCTTGCGTCCACGTCGCACACAACGTCGTCGATGCGAACGGCAGCATCTTCCGCCCAGTCCGGCCACACTCCATCAGTCAGGGTTAGCTGCCGTTCGTATGTGCCGCCCGTGTGGTCGTACACTGCCGTTCCGGTGGTGTACGGAGCTTGCAACATGATGCGGCCGTTGGTCTGCAACGATGTCCAATCATGGAGAGACGGGAACTCCTCGTATGCTGCCAGTATCGTGCGGCGAATAACGGCTTGATTCGCTGCACCCTGGCCACGCGATTGCAGCCAACCGTCAAGGGCGTCGATTACGTCGCTGTAGGTATGAATCTGAGGGTTCAAGCGACCACCTCATGCGGGACTAGCGGGGCATTGGTTGGGGTAATCTGTTCGCGGACGGTTTGGCGCAACTTCTGTCGCGTCTTGCCGTCAACAATTCCGCCGTGTTGCTTTTCAATCGTCTCGTCAACTTTTCGTTCCACGATGTCGTCTGCCACGCGGTAGGGCCGCATTTCCGTGGCCATCGGGGGCTGCTGCACGTTGACGCAACTGCCCTTGACGTTGACGTTAGCAGCGTTGGCGGCACGCCTGATGTCCGACGTATCGCCTACCCACGCTTGCGGATCAAAGACGCGGCCTTGTCGGCACAGTGACGGCATGAACACCTTGCCTGCCGTACTGACACCCGCTCGCTGGGCAATTGACTTGGCCATGCGACGGCCGCGTTCGTCTTTTGCGAACCCGTCATCCTCGCCACGCTTTGAGAAAAAAGCTGTTTCGGTAAACAGTGTCGGGCAACTAAACAGCTTGGTCATCGGCGATTCGCACGCGATGCACCGCTTGCTGTCGCGGCTTGCTTCCATCTCCGCGATGGTTTCGCTGATTTCGCGTATCACACCGCATCCGGTGCATTTGTATTCGTAGTTTGGCATAACTTACTTCTTTTGTGGGCGGTGTTGCTTGGATTGCTGGGCGGCTTTTGCTTGTGCCTTCGCTTGCTCCTGCTTCATCATCATGTCCTGCGCGTGAGCTTCGTCTCGGTGACGCATTTCCTGCTCATGTCTCGCGGCCTCCATCTGCTGCTGCTGCTGTGCCACTTGCATTTCCTGGTCACGCTGGGCAGCTTGCATGGCCATGTTCTGCTGCGTCTCTTGACCACGCATCTCCATGTCTTGCTGTTGTGCGGCGGCAGCGGCTTCCTGCTCTGGATCGGGCGGTGGCGGTCCCTGTTGCTGCTGTTGGGGTTGCTGCTTCGGCAACATCAACTGGTTCATGGGAACAACGCCGTCCAGGGTCGTGTTCATCAAGGCCATCAGGGCGTTGTACGGCGTCGAATCGCCCGTCTGCTGGTAGAATTGCAGCATCGGTCCCAACAGCGTTTGGGTAATCTGGTTGGCGGCATCCGTCAGCGATTGCAGATTGCGACGGCGACCGCTACCGGCCTCAATGCTGAACATCAACTCGGCCGTGGCGTCTCGCGGATCGTCGGTATGCACCAACTGCATCCATGCCATCGTCCGCTTGCCGTAGATGGGAACCGGCTGACCCTGTTCGTCAATGGATGGTGCCTCTTGAATTGGTTCGCGGAACAGATTGCCCAATGTCTCGGGGCCAACATACAAGCGGGAGGCCACACCAATCTTGCGACCGATACGGCTCATCCATTCTTCCACGATGTCGGCAAAGTCGGATGGGCGGCTGGTGACGTGGTTCTCGCGGTTCTTCGCTTCGGTAGCCGAGCGGCTTTGGGCGGAACCGGACGAACCGTACAATAGCGGGTCCATACCCGTTTGCTTCTCGAACTCCCGCGATACCATGTCAATGACACGCCACAGGTCAGACTTCAACGGCTCGAACTGGATGATGTTGATGTACTTTTTCAGCGACTCGTCATCCACCGGGTCGTCCATTAACAGCAGTTCGAGGTCGCCACCGTTGACTAGCCGGTCCTGTGCCTCTTGCGGCAACCGCTTCCAGGCCATCACCAACGCCCGTGTAGCGGCTCTGGTGCGTCCCATGAGAAATGAGTAGGCATGATCGAGGAAGCTCTGTAGGGGCAAGGCGGCTTCCAGGGGCGATGTAGCCCAAGGCGTATCAATCGACGGTATGAAGTCCAAGCACTCGACCGGCCACGGATTGGCGATGTCGTCGTGGAACTCAAGCGGCCAGCGGCACCGCTCTTGTAACTGCTGTTCCCGGTCCTCGCCAGCAAACCACTTCGGATGTAGGTTGAGTGGATAGGGCACGCCGGGGCAGATGCACAAGTAGACGTAATCGCCCAGTGCGTCTAAGTCTCGCTCTAATTCCTTGAGCGTTGAGTCGGCATAGAAACTCTTGTTGCCAACGCCCATTCTCGACCAGCATTCGTAATACTCAACGATGTCCTCGGTTCGCTCGTTGCCTGTGTCGCCACGGGCCTTGCTGACTGACGCCGAGAAGTCCGTTTGCAGTTGGGCAGGCAAGTCCTCAACGGGGATGTCCCATTCACGTGCGACAGCCCACTTCGATCGACGCCGTTTACGCATGATGAATGCGGCATCCCGCATCTGCACGCAATCGCTGTCGATCAGGAGGTTGTCAACAGAATCAAAAAAGCCTGCCGGGATGTCGCCGTTAGGTGATTCCGTCAACTCGAACCACACTACGCCCCTGCCCTTGACTAACGCTTCTTGGATGGCATTGCGAGTTTCCCAGAACAGATTGGTTTCACGCGGCACGTAGTTGACAAACCACTGTGCCAACGTGCAACGCAATTCGTCCTGGGCCTGTTGTTCTGGCGGGTCGATTCCCAACTCTTGCAGCAAGGGCGGCAATGCTGGTCGCCACGGCGAAACAAGGAAGTTTGGCACCTTGTTGTGGAGGTGGGGCGTGTACAGACTGACGAACTCACGCGACTTATTGAGACGAGTTCTGTACTGCGGAGGCGTGGGTATCTTGAATGGCTCATCCTCGGGGTTGTCGGGATCAATGTACAATTCCTTGTACGATTTCCCAATGAAGTCCCATGCACGCTGGGCCACCTTACCAAACTGACGATGTTTGGTTTTGTCAGCAGCCTTCGCCTGTTCTTCCCAGAACTTCACAACTGAGGCGAGCCATTCCATATGTCACTTCTTCTTTCGCTTGATCTTCGGAGGCATGGTTACGCCTGTATTGTCTTGGGCGGTCGTCCAGGGCCGCGTTTTTCGGGGATGGGTTCGTTCGCGCCTTGTTTACGGTCATTTAGCAACAGTGCTTCCAATCGCTCAACACGTTCTTTCAACGCGAACGCTTCTTCCTCGATGGGAGCCAGCTTGTACACGCCATTTGTGCCATCCCAAAAGTCTGCGGGGCGATTGGGAATGTTCGGGTCGTCGGCGTGGTAACAGTCGTCTCTTGGCTCGACGCTGATGCCGTGGCCGGGGAAGTAGAACGACACAAGCAAGCTCGCCATGCCGTTGTTCCCGTTGACGACAATGTAGCCGGGCGAAGCATCGCGCCACGTCGGGTCTTTGGAAAACAAAACGCGGGTGTGGACGGGATAGCGGGGGGCCGTCCACTTGGAACCGTTGCGGCTTTGGTTCGGTGCGATAGCGGGAATCATAAAATCCTCTTGGTTGGAGTGTTTAGCCGAGACATACGCCGGCTGTTAATCGCTTTTTGGACTTCTTCTGCTTCTCTTGGAACATGCGGTACACGGCGAGGTCTTTGTGTTCCGTCAGTTTTTCGGGTTCGCGGTAGGAAGGACTAAACGCGGCGGCGTACTCAAGGCACACCAATGCGTCCTCTGTGCGTGACGCCCGCTTTTCCGTGCGAACGGTGCGGTCTGTCCGCTTAACCTGTTGCATCTGGGCGTGTCGAATCTGCTTGTCCAGGTCGGGGAAGCACCCCCGGACAACCTTGAGCTTGGATGTTCCACGCCACTCTCCGCTGTCGCGTGGCAGCATCCAGTCTTGGAGGGCGGCTTGGCGATAGGCAATATCTGGGTTGCTGGCATAGAAACCGCTTCCGCCCATGTTGCCTTGCGTCTTGACGCGAACGCCGGCACGAATCAAGGCGTCCCACCACTGCTTGGCGGTTGTGACTTCGCCGCCATATCCGTGTTTGCAGCGGCCCGCCTGCTGATCCATAATGGCCGCCTCAAATAACACGTCGGGACATCGCTGGGCTACTTCACCTGCCCATTGTTGGATCGTGCAGTTTTTGACCGTAAAGCCGTTGTATACCCAAGCGTGTTGTTCAAATGGGTCAACGGCCACAAACAGAGCGGCGGCACACGTCGAACCGGGATCGGCAAAGAGGTAGTGGGCACAGTTTGGGAGAATATCCCCCGGTTCGCATCCATGCACGCCCTGCGGATCGTACATCGAATAGACGTAGCGACCCTCGATGGCAGAGCGGCCGTAGTAGCGGACCTCCCGTTCCTGTTCGTTCATCGACTCAAAGAACGCTCGCCGTTCTGATGCTGGTACGTAGGGGTTCTGGTCGATGGTGAAGAAGAACGACTTGATGTGTTCGGCCCCTGCGTCGGATAGTTCGCGCAGTTCAATCAGCTTCATGTTGTCGGTTTGGGGAGTTGCAGACCAAATGCCCTTGGGTGCCCACTTCTCCGGTTCGTTCAACCCGACAAGGCCACGGTTGACTTCCTCGTAGAACTGGTCGTTCTGCATGTCCTCGTCGAGCCATCCAAGGTTGTAGTGGGCACCCTTCTGAGGATGACCATTGCCCGTGCGCCAAAGACTTTTCCATCCCGTGTGGAAGTTCACAACGCGGGGCACGCCTTTGCCTGCATCTTCCATAGCAGGCTTGGCGTACATGCGCCTTGGGATCAGCGGTGGGGCTGGCTTCCACTTCTCGCGGTATGCGTCGTCGTAGTCGTCCAGTTGCGTCGGATCGTTGGGATGTGGCCGTACTGCACGCCAGAGCCGCGTCTGTTCGTCTTGGATGATGTAGAACGCGCCTTCCTCCGATATCGTGCGCCATTGCATTGCCAAATGGTCGGAGTCAGCGCCAACAACGATGGCATTGCCGCCGTTGCGCGGATACTTGTCGTAGGGGTCCATGCCTATCACGGCCCGACTAAACTCGACTCCGCAACTTAAACTTTTTCCAGCACGATTAGAGCCGATAGCTAATCGCCATTTTGCACGGCTCTGGTGAAACTCCTCGGCGTGTGGAAGCGAGAGATACAGTCGCAACGCTTCCATGCGTAGCTGGTGCATCTTGACAAGCGTATTTCGGAACTCAGTACGATAATCTCGATGTCGGCGCGGATTGCTACCGGGCGGAAACAGTTGTTCCGCGTGCTGGCCCAGAAATGCGCGGAGGTCAACTGCCATTGGTCGCTTCGTTGAGTAATTGCTGGATAAGCGGGCGAATCTCCGGGCGCGATATGAGTTCGCGCATAATCGCCATCAATTCGTCCTCGGGAACCTGGGGAGTCGTCTCTTGATCCAAGTCGAAGATGCCGGACACTACGATGTCCAGTAGCTTGGCTTGTACGCTAGGCGTGTCGGCTGAGTTGTTGTAGAGCTTTTTGTATTCGTCCGCGACACCCTTGAGTCCTTGGAACTTGTTGACGAGTTCAAACAGCAAGCCACGTCGGCTTAGGTCGATTTCCTGTTCCAAGATGCTGGCAGCAACGTCGTCGGCGTCGGTCATAGTGGCGTAATCGTTTCTATGTCGAGTTCGGTTGTGTGCTTATTGACTCGCAGCGTGCCGACAACATGAATGGCTTTTCCTTCGCCAATCGTTGCCAACACCGTTGCAAGTCCTCCCACCGCCACTACATCCAAGTCGCTATCGCCAATCTGTAGTGTGCATCGTGCCATCGGTTCCCTTAGTAGGGGCGAAAACACTACGGCACACTGTCTTGCAACGACGCCAACGACCGTGGCCGTGGCGCTTGTGGAAACACCTTTAGGACACGACCAACGCTTATCCATCGTTTACCGTCGCACATGGGGCAGTTGTAGGTGTCCGCGTCACACACACACTCTTGATATGGCATCCCCAGCCGGACATTCGCTATGGCTGCATCCAGTTGGTTCCATATCGGGCCAATCTCTATGTCCGTGCCGTACTTCTGTGCGGCCATGAACGTCAACTCTTGGCGCAGGGTTTGCAGACGCTTGATCCAGTCATGCAATTCCCTCCGTCCTGCAAACACTTCCGCAAGCCAGTCTGGAACCGCACAGTTGCAGGCATCGAGTTCTGGCATAACGGTAAAGGACGGGTTGCCCGCCATATTTCAGACGGGCAACCCTCCGTAGTTCACACACTAGCTAGCCGGGTCGGACGGCTTCAAGCCGCCGCAAACGTGGATGCTGGCATAACCGGAAGTGGTCGTGCCATCAGCTTCGTTGGCAACCCCGATGACGTAGCTGCCGGCCGTCGCCTGCGCCACAGTGTCACTGGCATGTGCCATGATGGCATCGTCGGCGTCCAAGTCTGTTTCCGCCTTAGCCACCACATCACCTTCCTCAACGACGTAAAAAATGTCGTATTGGGTGATGTCTTTGGTGGCGTATTCGTCGTCGATGACAGACGAAACCTCCCCCGTGCTGTTGCACAAGGCGTCCACGTTTTTGCCGATTTTCCCCGACGTGTAGCTGACGGTCTTTCCGCCCACATCCGTCAATGCGGCGTCGGCACGAACACATCGCAGTTTGAGCAATTCACCATTCGAGTCGGTGGTCTGAAAGACCTTGCCGAGTAAATGTTCTGCGGTGGAGGAGGTCATTGTGACCAAGCCGCCATCGCTGTAGGTGTTGCCGCGCTCGAACGGCAATCCAAGGTCAGAAGAAGCCATAGTCATATCCTTTCAAGTCTCGTTGTTGGTTGTAGTAACACGCACACGCAGGGCATTACGTGCCGGGCGTGGTGATGGCGTACAGCTTGCCGAGCGCAGACGGCATCCGGTAAATCCACTGACTGTAGCTGTCGAGGGCGATCAGGTCTTGCGACGTACTGATGTCCGCGTCCGTTTCCGTGTGGATCAACTGGCCCTGCATCGACCAGAGTTCGATCTTGTCGAAGGTGATGGCGTAGGCGGTATCCGCTGGCACGCCATACTCGGCCTCAAACTTCGTGCCGTTGTAGGACAGTCCATCGGGACCGATGTTGATTTCCGACTTGTTCTCAGTCACTTCGAGCTTCTGAATGCTCTTGAGGCTGTCGCGGGCAATCCGCATGAGTTCGGCATTCATCAGCAACACGTCCGGAGCTTGCTTGTTCAAGATGCCCTGGTAGGTGAGCAGATAGTTGCACGCCTCTTGCCAGTTGTCCGTCCACTTGTTGGTGCCGGTGCCGAACAGTTCGTTCGCCCAGTCCACCACAATCGGGCTCCAAGCGTGGTACTCGGTGCTGCCCTCTCCGGTCGGCCACAGATCGGTCGTGGACCACGATCCGCCGTAGTAGCCGAGATTCGTATACAGTTGAGCATACAAATCGTTCGGATCGCCAACCGGCACGCCCGAGATGGTGCTGTTGACGGCGAAGATCGACTCCAGGCCGTGCCAACCCTTGTTGCCCGACGCATTGCCGTCGTTGTACATCTCGTCGCACAACGTCTCGACAAACTCCTCAGTCAACTGATTGGTCTTATCTTCGACCTTCTTGAAGAACGCGCCCTCGCCGCTGGTCGCCAAGCGGTCGAACTTGTTGACCGACTCCGAGTGGCCGTAGGCACGCCACGGCAACTTGGCAATCCGTTCGCGGTTGACGGACGGGAAGCTGAACGCGGTCGGGTTCACGTCCATCGCCGTAGCCGAACGGCGCTTGAACGTCGGCCGCCACTCGATCTGTTCGCCGTGTTTGTCCATTGTCCAGCGCCCACGCTTCTCCGACTCGCGGAGCAAGTAGCGTTTGCGCAGCATTGGCCCGATCTTTTCCCTGATATACGCATTCAGGGCGCGGGCCGTCACGATGGGACTTGCGTCGATATGTGCCATGTTAGGTGGCTCCTCTGCTTAGATTCGTTGTTGGTTACACGCTTGGAGGTTGGAGGACCACATGGAGGTGGAGGTTGTTTTGTTTTGTTTCTAGAGGAAGTAAAGAAGTGGCCGCCGGGTCCGCGAGGGAGTGACCGGCGACTCACTTCCGCACACCGAAACCGCCTCCAGAATCGGTTTCAGTCTGCTTGTTCACGCTGTCTGCTTCTTCTTCCACTCCTCGGTGAGGAAGTCCGCTAAGCCCTTGCCCTGGCCGCCCTCAGCTTTCGACCGAAATAACAGGTCGAGCGATGGCGGCTCTTTGGCCGGGGCGGCAACTGCCGGTTGCCTATGTCCACCCACTACGGGCTTGCGGATCGGCTTAATCGTGTTGTTCTGTGTCTTTTGGGTGTTGCGAATCGCTTTCTCAAGGGCACGGGCAGGCTTCACGCCGTCTGCCAACTCCTCTTGGTAAACTCGGAACGCTTCTTCTCCTGCCGGCGTCAACGGTTTGGTTGTGTCGCCGTCTACGTGCAGCCATTCGCGGTGCTTGTCCACCATCTGCTGAATGGTGCTTTGTTCCGTCTGTGCCCCGAGTCGCTGATCGAGCAACGCGGACACCTTCTCAATCACCTTCTCCATCACAGGCTCTAGTGCCTGCTCTCTGTGCGAAGCTAGCTCGAACACCCGCTGGGTGATGGTCGATTGCGCGTCCGCAAACTTCTGCTTGACCGATTCGCTGGCGTTGGGACTGGCCGCTTGTGCCGCCAGTAGTTGGTACTGTTCCCAACTTGCCACATCGCCGTCGCTTGGTTTGGCCGCTGGCTTCTGCTTTTCGCCGCCTTGCGATGCCAGCCATGCCTTAAACTCCGCTTCTTTGCCTGCCAATAGTTGACGGGCCTGCTTGCCGTACTCGGCGTCCTCATTGCGAGCGCCAATCGCTCTGGACGCTTCCACCAAACCCTTGACGGCTTCGTAGTCGCTGGTGTACTTCGATGGGTCGTACCCAAAGTCCGATTTCAGCAACTCACGAAACGGGCCATCTTCGGACGCATCCTCGGTTTCCGTTTCCGTCGCTGCTTTGGCTGGTGCGGGGGTTTCCGTCTCCGTTGCAGTCGTCTCAGCTACGGTTGCGGTCGTTTCCGGTGCTGGCGTTTCGGTTGGTTTGTCGGTGGAGGTTTCGGTTGATACGGGGGTCGAGAGTTCTTGTAGGGAGGCCACTAGATAGCTCCAGAGGTAACGGTTGCGCAGTGCGGTTGTGCGTTGTCAACGGGCGTCATGTCTGGAGCATTGGCCCATAGAAAACAGCTACCCCGAGTGTACCGACAAAATAAAACCGTCAAGACTTGGGGTATCGAGGGTGGCCAGCCCTTGACAAGAAATAAATGCTGGTAGACTGAACTGCGATAGATTCTCTTGACGCCCGACACGCTTTGGAGGCCGACAATGACGCCCTACTACCGCAAAACGCGCAATGTTTCCCCGTTTGTTCAAGTCGGTAGCAATAGCGTCGGAGTCGGCATTGGTGCCAACGGCGTTGCGGCTCCAAGCGGACTTCCTCCGTTCAACCGTGACTACACTCCAGAAGAACAGATGGGCCTACAGCGTTTGGGGCAGGACTACACCAACATCCACAACCAAAACGTGGCCAGTCGAGTCTACGCAAGCCAACCAATGGGCGGCGGTGGCGTTGATCCGTGGGGCGTTGGCTCTACTCGTCAAACGGACGCCGACGTAGAAGCAGCGGGGCGCGATCAGGGGATGCGTGACTTTGTGGCCAACACGGGCAATGACGTTGCCCAGCGACAGGCGGCTGGTGCTGGTATTTGGGGAGTGCCTACGACTGCCGCACTGCAAGAGCAAGGTCGAGCAAGCGGGAATGCTATGGCCGACCAGATTCTTCGCAAGCCATCGGCATGGTACGAGCGGAACAACGAATTGCCTGCAAATGGATTTCAGCCGACTACTGGTGGTGTCGTTGGACATGATAGCATGGGCAATGTGATGGCGATACCCGCTGCACAACCAGCGGCCACCTCCCCTTTCGCTATGGCTGCACCAGGCTACAACTACGCCAACCTACGGCGCATGGAAAAGCAAGACGCCGGCACATTGCCGTCTCGAAATCCTGCCAGTACCACTCGCAGTCTGGGACAGCTACAAACGGCTCTGCAAGCTGGCATGGCCATGCCAAACGCTTCTCAACCGGGGCGTATTGATTGGCTGAGCCAGCCCGAACAGGCTAGCCGTCTTGCCGCCCACATGAATTGGCAACCGTCCAATCAAGCCGCCCGCGAAGCCGCCGTTACTTCCGCTGCCGCCAATAAGGCTGCCATGCGCACGGCACGCATGAGTGGGGCGAGTCCGTTTCAAGCGTATCTACTCAACCAACAGGGCGGTGGTGGCGAGATGAATCCGATGGCGGCAGAAATGGCGGGCCTTGATCCGCAAACCCGTGCGCTGTTGGCTCAGACTCAGAACCTCACGGCACAACAGAAGCACGCGATGGCGATGAATGAGGCAACTAACGCTGCTAGAGTAAAAGAAGCAGAAATACACGGTCAGGCGTTGGTTAAATCCGCCGAAGCAGGGCGTTCTAATCAGGACGCGGACGTAAACTTGAAATATGAATTACTGTACCAGCAGCAACTAGCCAAACGGAAAACAGATAGAGCGGCTGCGTCGGACAAGGTGGTCTTTGATGACGCGAATCCAATGCCGCAGCGAATGGGGAGGCCCACAACGGCAAGTGCGCAGACACCAAGCGTTGCTCCTTCAACGGCAGTGCCGACGGCTGGGACAAGTGGTCAGCCGTCAACCAATACCGTCCAATCGCCGGTCGCCGGCAATGCACCCGCTGGATACGAGCGTGGCCCGGATGGTGGATTAAAGCCGGTAGCAAATCCGTGGCTGAAGGGACTGGGGTACGCGACGGGAGCAGCAGTTGGCATTCCTGCGACCTTGGCTTCACTCGCTTGGGGTTTGCCAGCGTATGGTGCGGGCATGAAGAAAATAGGAAAGAAGTTTGGCAGTTGGGGGAAAACCGCTGCCCCTGCACCGCCCGCATCCCCGTTTGTCGCGCCGGGCAATGTGCCGGTTGGCCCTGGGCCGAGCGTTGTGGGAGCTAAGGTGGCCTCGAAGGCTGCTACCGCCACCACAACTGCCGATACGCCGGGGGCCGGTTCCGTGCCGTCATGGTCGGCGGATACGTTGGATGCAGCAGCAAACAACGCGAAAGTCCAAGCGGAGCGGCAAGCAACTGCAAGAGCGTCTGCGGCGGCGGGCAAAGGCACCAACATCCCTAGAGGTCAGAGTCGTGCCGGTTCCCTGAACATCGAAAACATTACCGGCCCGTATGAATCGGGACTACCTCCCGCCGGGCGACTTGGCCGGTTGGTGGGGGCGGGTGGTGCGGCGATCATGGCTGCCGATGCCGCTCGGCTAGGAATTGACACCGCCACGAAGATTGCGGAAGGACGGCACGACAAGGCGATGCTCCAAGGCAATCCAGCGGTTGCCGCCCCCGAGTTTGGTATGTCGATTCCCGAGTACACGGACTTCTTCAATCGGTATACGCAGCAAGAGCAACTCAAGATTCGGCAAGCCGCCCGCGAAAAGGGCGTTTCTGTCAAGGATATGGCTGACGCATACGACGCTCAGAAACAATCGGACAATCTGTTTCGACTTATGCCCAACTCGAAACCTGTGCCAAGCTATCAGCAATCCGCAGGTTGGTATCCTCAAGGCTACACCCCCAGCTTCTAGGCCACCATAGCCCATGCGCCAAAGTCTACGCCAAGAGCTTGGTCTTACCGATCCACTGTCTCTGGAGCTGCCCGACGTTTCGTTGGAGCAACAGTTGGCCGGTGGCGATGCGCCACTCACTCCCGAAGAAGAACAATCGCTACTCGGTCGCTTGGCGGGCGGGGCCGAGTACATTGGCGAATCTATCGAGAAGCCGGGCTATGCCGTGCGCGGTCTGTTGACGGGCAAACCTGATGCCCTTCTGAATCTCATTCCCTTCTACGACACGGTGCAACAGTCGGGAGTTGGTCAATCGCTGGGTATGCCGGAAGCTCCCAAAGTATCGGGATGGGACTTGGCGGAAGCATACGGGGCGGGGCCGAATGAACCTGGGTTCGATGCCGGCGACATCCCTAAGTGGGGCTTAGAGCTACTGACCAATCCGCTGACGTTTGCATCGGCATTGCCAAAGGTTGGTGTGAAGGCTGGCCTAGAAGCTGCCAAGTTGGCCGGTGAAGCTGGCAAGGCTGCGTCGATGGGCGAGAAGATCGGTTCGGCAGTCGAAGGAATTACGCGGGGCGTCAAGCCGCTGACACAGACACCTACGGTCATTGCCGATCAGATACGTGCCGGCGAGCGGGCGGTCGCGGGGTTTGGACTGCCATTCATGGAGCCAGCCGTGACGTTTGGCCAGGGTTCCGAGCGTGCCGCCAAGGCCATCGAGGCAATCGGCTACAGCAAGCCCGTGGCGTTCGCCCGTGGCATGTTCTCGCATGTGCCTGGCGTCGGGGGCATGTTCGACCCGACGTACCAGCGAATGGCGGATAAGGCGTGGGTGGAAGCGGAGGGCAAGATCGGTGCCCTCATGGATGCCAAGCCAGTATTTGACCAGGGCATGAAAGCGTTTGACGACGCGGCTACTTCGGCTGCCGAAGCCCTTGGCAAGCAGGGTGACGCTGAGGTCATGGCACAACTACGTGACCTCCCCCGCGTACTCAAGTCGATCCCCAACGAGATTGGCGGCGTGCCCGATCCAGAAGGAATCGCTCGTCGCATGGGTGACATACTAGGGGCGGCTAGTGACAAGCCGCTGCCCGAGGCCCTGCAACACATCGCCAATGCGGGCGACCACTTCACGGCATTGTTTGACGGGATGCAAAAGGCCGAGGACAGCTTGCACGCTCTGGCCGTTAAGTACGGTGCCAAGATCGGCACGTTAGATGACCCCACGGAACGGCATACATTCCGCTGGATGAATGACGTAGCGAACAAGGCGGGTGTATCCCAAAAGGGTAAGACTGTACCCCTGACGGGCTTGGAGTCAAGTTACCGGCCCGAGACGCGACGGGCGTGGTTGCGACTCTATCCTCAATCGACTCGGTACGTCAACGAAATCGTCCGCAATCAGGACTTTACGGGGCGGATACTTCAAGACACGGGTGAAGTCGTCCAACTGTCTGCCAAAGATCATGCTGCCACGCTGGCAAAGGTATTGGAAGGCATGGGCGTGGCCGTGCCCGAGAAGGCGTCTAGGATCGAGCTACAGCGACTCTACCTACAGCAGAAGCTCGAACCCATACTAGACGACTCCGTGCGTTCTGGGTTGCTTGATGAGGGTAAGCGAAGCGAATGGTGGAATAAGCTGTTCGGTAAGAAAGTGGTGGAAACTACGGGGCCGGAAACGTCTACCGTGACCCGTGGCGTCAATCGTGCCCCGTTGCCCAGCGAGATTGCCCGCGACTCGATGGGTGCAATCCCCATAGACTCGGCCGCCGCTGCCAAACTAGGGCGTGTCACGCAAGGGAAGTTTGGCACGTTGGGCGTGGACGACATTATCGGCGGGATAATGAAGCTGCCCAAGGAAACCGTCAATACGGGCGTGTGGGATAAAAACGTCGTGCAGGAGTTCTTCAATTACTCCAACTACTTGGTGGAGAAAATCTACAACGCCCGCACGATGCACAACTTCCTATCGCAGCCGGGGGTAGTCGAGGAAGCCGCCACCGCGACCAGGGCCGGCACTCCACTATTGAAGGCATGGCGGCATACCGGGCTAAGCGACAAGGGGCTAGAGAACCTCGTCGGCACGATTGCCAAAGGCATACCCGAAGGCGAAGATGCCCTAAAGCTAGCCAGCAAGTATCAGATTACCGACGATGGCGTTCGCGTGCTGAACACGTTTCGGCAATTACAACAGCCGGAAACTGTTGGCAAACTGGGGCAAATGTGGGACAACACGCAGAAGTACATCAAGTCCTACTTGACGATACCCCGCTTCTCGTTTCACGCACGCAACTTGGCCAGCGGAACGTATCAGAACATCGCGGACGGCATGGTGGGGCCGCTCGACCTGTTCCGAGAGATTGGCAACGCATTTAAGCAGGCACATACCGGCAAGCAGCATCTACAATTTCTCGATGAGTTTGTCAGCAGTGGCGGATTGACCAGCGGCGTGATGAAGGACATCGACGCCCTGCGTGCCGCCAACCAAGCCGTGCCAAGCGGGCTGTTCGGCGGTGCCGAGAAGCCGCTGATGAATGCCCTGTTCCATCCGGTACAGACGTTCAAGGAAGGCGGGTTCAATCCGTTCAACCTTGGCTCCGATGTCAAAAAGGCCAATGTGGCGTTAGAGTCGGGCGGCAAGCTGTACGGTCTGGTCGAGTACGTCAACCGTGCATCGTACTACGAGGCGTTGCGCAAGGCGGGACACTCGCCAAGTGAGGCGCTCCATTACGTCAATAGGTCGCAGTTCAACTACTCGAAATCCAGCCCGTGGGAACGATCTGTAGCTAAGAAGTTAGTTCCTTTTTATTCCTGGGTGAGAAACAACCTACCCCTACAACTAACTCGCATTGTCGAGCGGCCGTTAGGTGGCGTAACGGGCGTGACGCTCAAGGCCACCAAAGACCTATCGAGCGGCGATTCTGAGTTTACCCCCGATTTCCTCCGCGAAGGGCTGGGAATCAAGCTGCCGGGTGGAACACCGCAAGCCACGGCGTTTCTTAAACAGGCCGGGTTGCCCATCGAGGACTTGAATCGTGTGGTGTTCCGTGACGGCCTGCCCGATCCAGTGCGAACGGCACAGAAAACGATGGCGATGATGTCGCCGCTTCTGTTGGCACCAATCGAGGGCGCGACCAACACGCAGATGTACACGGGGCGTAAGCTGTCCGATCTGCAAAGCGTAACGGGCATCCCGACGCTCGATTCGATCATCCACTACTCGCCCGCGTCGGCTCTTGCCAGCGAAGCGTACAGTGCCATTGACCCGCGTAAGTCATGGGATCAACGGTTATTAAACGCCATGACTGGCCTCAAGGTTGGCACCTACGACGCCGAGAAGATGAAGCTACGGGCGTTGCAGCAGGCCCAACAAGAGGTGCTGACAGACAACCCGAAGATTGGCGAGATGTCGCTGCCGTATATCAAGCCCCAGTACAAGGGTCAGGAGGGGTCAGCGGACACTGAGGCTCAAATGAAAGTTCTGAATCGCCTGAACCGATCCCTGCGATCACTGAAAAAGCGCCGGGAGTCGGCCGGACTAACGACTTAACCGACCTCTTTGCTTTGGCCAAGACCGCCGCCCTATTGGCTTCTCGGTTCTCCACAGGCTCTTTCTCGGTAAATATGTTGCTGGTCGGGTCCATCAATTCCGGTTGAATGCCAGCATCCACCACCTTGCGATACCAGTTGAAAGCACGGCGCACACGCCGCTCGTTGACGTTGGCAAACCGGCTCCGCTTTCGGTGTGTCTTTTTTGGCGGTGCCCACAACTTGCCGTTGCATGTTTTGCGGCGATTGGCGTGGAAGTCCTCCGCGATCTGGGCCAACGTCTCGCCGGCCATGCAGCGGTTGTAGATTTCCCGAACGTCGGCTAGCTCCTTTTGGTCCCACACGTCGGTACGCAAGCACTTTGCGCCTCGCTTGGCACGCTCAACGACGACACGCTTCCGCCCCACTTTGTAGGCACCGTGAGCAAAGCCGTTTTCTTTGCGCCAATGGATGCCCGCTTTGGTGGCTTCACGTAGGTAGCTGATAAACATATCGCATACCATAAGCTGCCCATAGACCATCATGCGCCCGTGGATGGTACGCATGTCGATGACGCCCTCCATGTGGCTGCATATGACGATCCCGTTCTTCATCAGCCATTCCATCGTCTTAGTTAGCCGGAACGGGTTGCGGTCGATCCGATCTATCCGCCACACGAAAAGCCAATCGCCTTCGTGTAGCTCCTGCCTGAGTTTCATAAACTCTGGCCGATCTTCCGAAGCCACTCGTACAGCCGACTCGGTTTCTTTGGCAAGCCGGTGGATCGTGCGGCCGTGGCGGTCGGCTAGCTCACGCATCAGCCCCTCTTGCATGTCGAGGGACATCTGCATATCGCTTGACTGGCGGCAATAGGCGTAGCTGCGTGATTCTGTAGTCATCGTGCTAGCAGGGCATGGAGGATGTTGAGAAGGACAACAAAACCAATGAACTGAAAGATGACGATGGTGCCCATACGCACCTGGGGGTCTTTGTGCATGATGATGCTCCCGTAATTGTTAGGATACTAAATCTGCCACCGTACATTGCAACGCCTTGGCTACCGACTCGATCCGGTACAGGTCTGGGTTTTTCGTTCCCCGCTCCCAACAGGAAACCGTCATCGGGTACACGCCCAGCTTGTCACCAAGCTGCTTCTGGGTGTAGCCAAGTGCTGTACGACGTTCGCGGATTCGCTTGCCGATCTGTAGTGCCATTAGTGGCTCCTTGTGTGTAAAAACCCGGCACGCCCGCCCCCGCGAGGTGAAGCACGGGAGCGGGCTTCGCCATACCCCTATGGCTATCCGGGTTTGTTGGTTTTCTTGACTGGCAATTCCGCTCTGCGAATGTTCACCTCGGGCGGCGCGTCGATACTCATGCGAACCGGCGAAGGTCCGTAGATTGTAACCTTGATCGTTTCGCCAATGACAACACTCTGGCCGTTCTTTCGTCCTAGTATCAGGCTCATAATTCACCTTCCTTGGGGTTTAGGATCAATCCGTTACGATACTACGCTCTGGCTTAGTTCTTTCACCTTCTGCTTCCAGTCACGTTCGATCTGGCTGATGGCGCTGTTGCTACGAGCCGTGTCAATCGCCGTTAGGAGCCGACCGAAGTCCAGCAGGCTTATGTCGGATGACGCCGGGCTGTTGGCGATGCGGTCGCGTAGTTTCTGCTTGCGTTCGGGTAGGGTCATTGTGCAGCCCTCACGCTTTCGGCTTCGTAGGCAAGTCGGTCGAGAACTCGGCACATATTGCTAGTCTGTGTCAGCAGGCCCATGAAAAGTTCTTCCTCGGCAACGGTAGTAGCTTCCATATGACACGATTGCAGATAGTCACGCAACTCCTGCGCGGTCTTGTATGTGACATCGAGCATGTTGGGTTCTTTCATACTTCACCTCTAGGGTTAATGGTTTACTCAAAAGCCCCACCCGGTCGCGGCTCCGGGTGGTACGCTGGGGGCCGTAGCCATTAGCTACTGCGGGATCACGATGCCATTCTCTTTGGCATACTCCAGGAATCCACGCCGGATGGCTTCCGCTTCGGGTAGGTTGTGCATGTCCGAGTGCATGTAGTCGAAAACCCCCTTGGTTAGTTCGTCCCAGTCGTCGGGATCGAAACAGGAGCAATCGTAGTTGAACTCGTCAAACACTTGGGTTGACACACGCTGACGCAGGGCCAGTTCTTCGCTAATCTCGATCATTTCACGCTCCTTTGGTTAGAATGGTACGCTGGGGGCTAGTTTACTTCCTCGCTGATTCGCTGATAGAATGGGCCTTGTTTGATGCGCAACTGGAAGGCACAGAACTCGGCGATGGCATTCCAGATGACATCTCGGTCATCTTCCGTAATGGCGTATCGCTCATAGAGCTGGTCGAGGTTGTTGAGCATGTCTTGCAGTTCGTCGTTGCTCATTGCGCCCGCCCTTCTGCCTTGGCGTGTTCCTGTTCGTGACATGAACGGCACAACCACACCACCGTAAGGGGTTTACTGTAATCGCTGTGATGCCCTTCCGCCTTGAGTGATCCACACAAAGCACACGGCAGCGGCAATAACTGACCCGATGCGACAGCACGGTTTACCGCCCAGCGTGCCATGTGCTTAATGTGTAGCAGCATGTCTTTAGAATATTTTCTCATCTGTTTTGCCTTGCGTTTTTTAACTTTTGGATCGCTGTAGTATCTTTGTTTCCACCGTTGACGTTTATTATACTCCCATGTTTTTGTACCACTTGCCGGTTTTCCTTCGGAGCGGCGACGCGCTCGCCATTCAGCATTGTATTTTCGTCTGCACGCAAGACATATAAGGTCTTTTTTTCGCAATTGCGAGTCGGTAGGTTCATACTGACAGCGGCATTTACGACATTCGGTCATGGTGTATCCTAAATAGGTGGCGGGGACGCCTTGGCGATGGCTGAGCCGAGTAAATTGCATAGCTCTGCGTTAGACATCGGAGAAACTTGCCCAGAGCCTAGCAATTGGGCGTGTCCTAGTGCAGCTTTGCACGCCTCAAGCAGTTCAGGCGCGGCGGCTATTAGCTGGGCATCCCCTTTCGTTCCGTGAACGGTAGCTATCTGCCCTAGACTCCTTCGGGCCACGTCGTACACATGGCAATAGCTCGGATTGTTTTTTTCTGGGACAATTTCCCACGGTCCGGGGGTGTGCTTGCTCATGGTATCCTCTTGGGGTTAGCGTGGCTCTGGTAGTGAAAAAACATAGCGGCGATGCCATACGCCCAGCCAGCGCGATTGCCCCACGTAACGCTGGGGTGATGGTAGCCGCATGAACATACGAGCCTCATGCGTTGACCGCGCTCTTCGATGGTTGGAATGTGGCCGCGTTTCTGTCTGGGAATACCGTAGCATGTGTGGCTAAATAGTTCTTTCGTTCGTCGGTTCATAGTTCACCTTGGGGTTAGGGTTTTAACAGGCTCCACATGCATCGTGTAGTTGTTCAATCAATTGATTTATTTGGGGGCAAACGCCAACTAAATGTTTATTGTGTGGGCCACCGTAATTCATCGTGGCCGTAGCAATTTTGTCATGCGCCCTGCCAAGTAGTTCGCGTGCTTCGCACAGTAGATCATATGCGGATGGTAGCTCGTTAATCATCATAGTTAATTCCTTAAAAAGGTCGCCGCACAAGGTCCGCTGCACGTATGCAGCGGTAGTGGGTGAGGCGGTTAGAAATCCTTGCCATTGCGCCATCCATAATCGCTGACAGCCGCCCATCGCCTGACATTGACTCTCGCTTGTTCGCGTGTGGAGCAAATGTGGGATGAGTATTTTTCTTTGCCGTGCGGATCGTATGCCTCAGCGTAATAGCCGCCATCGTCTGGCGAATGGATCGTATCAATCGTTAGAGTTTCACAAATTGTCACCACGTTATCACCTCTCCGGGTTAGGTTAGACGATTTCGAGTTTCAGAACTGTAATTGCAGTTTCTCCGTTGGGACCACACAATCGCGCATCCCGTTCGTATTGTGCGCGCCGCTTCGCCTGGGCTGGGTCGCTGTATGCAACACAACTAATAAGCCGATCTGGACAATGGCGGTTGTCTATCACAACCCATACATTCATGTGGATTTTGTTGTTCATGGTTTTTGAGGTGGTTAGAAGCACTCGACACACCACGCAAGGGGGCTGCCGGGCTTGGTTACGAACACGGCGGTTGTCTTGCCGCAACGATGGCACTTGCGAGTGCCGCTTCCAGTGTGAACGTGAGCGGTAGCCGATACGAGGCACTCGGGAAAATCACGCGGGCCAGCAATCTGTTTGTGGTTCGCGTCCACAACCGGCAATAGATCATACTGTTTCATCGGTTCACCTCGGGTTGTACGGTTTCCAGCCTCCCCCGCTGCTGTCGCGGGGGGAAATGGGGCCGTAGCGCCTACTTGCCAAAATACTCGTATCGCTCCTGGTGCAAACCGCTGCGGCTCGACACCTTCCAGCCGCCATATCGGCTTGTGCCTAAGTAGTTGCCGCCGCCCATGCTGTAGTTCTCGCGGTTCTCGTAGCCTGGTGCCACATACGCGCGGCCATCGTTGGCCACCATGTTATAGGCCAGCGGCCCAAAATGGCTTGTGACCATATCCAGCCTGTCGGCCAGATAATCAAGGGCGGCAGCCTCGATTTCCTCGGCTGTCGCCGGCTCCATCGGGTCGCCGTATTGTGCCGAGTATGCGCCGGCGTTGCCGCTGCTGGCCATGCTGGCCAATTGGCACAGTTGCGGGATCGGCCCGGCTTTCAGGTGCTTGTGGGCAATTGCCACAAAGCAGCCGAACTCCTGAGCGGATAGGGGTGCAACGCTCATGTTTTCACCTCTCGTTAGAATTGGGGTTGTCACTAACACTATCACTATACGGACTATCGCGGGGAAGTCAAGGGGGCTGACGATCAGGGTACTAATCGGATGGCCTGAATACGTACCGGCAGGCCAAGCCGTTTAGAGGCGGGCCACTTCAAAAATACCCACTTCCATCGTGTCGCCGGTTCTCCTGCCTCCTCAATTGCAATCGCAATAGCCTCCCTGAGAGTAGCAACACAGAGGACGCGAAACGAGCAAACCGCCATAATCTCTTGCGCTGTCATGGGTTGCTCGCGGCCGTACAGCGATACTTGAAACACAGTCATCGTTTCACCTCTTGAACAGTGGGGTTAGGGTTTCCGGCGGCCGCCGGCGGATTAGGCCGGCGGATAGCAGTACCCTACGCCATCCGTCGCGCGAACCTACGTGAACGGGCCACCGCATAATATCGTTGACGTGCTTCCCCACGCAGTCCATTACGCCGGGGGCGGTTCGAGCCATCGACACCCGCGATACGGTAACACTGGGGGCGAGCCGATTGCAGCCATTGAGCAATACCAGGGTCAGTTACGGAAAACATGGTTTCACCTATCGGGGTTTGTTGTGGTCGCAAGAGCGGGGTTTGCTCCTGCTGATGCACTACTATATACGTTCGGATGTAGTGCGGTCAGCATTACAGTATATATATGGTCGAATCACGCCTAAAACAGCCTGCAAACATGCCGCAAGCTATTGTCCCGCAACCACTAGCAACTATTTCTGAGAAAATTGCAGGATTTTCGACGCCGGACGACTGGACAGTTTGGCAATGAGACAAACGACTATACTTACAGAATTAAAACAGCTATGGAAATACACACGCAGAGAAACCGTATCTGTTGTGTAGTTCAGTATTTATGACGCAGGAGCAGGCACTAATTGTACGTCTTTATAAGATGCATGGCTAGTCAATACCTTGCGACGCAATAGCCTACGCCTCTTGATGTTACGGGCTTTATCCTCTTGTAACTCCTCTAATAACCGCTGAATGCCGCGCTCGGCGGGGTGTGCCGGAAGCGTGTCGTCGTAGTGATATTGGCTTGGCGATACCCGATTCCAGGGAGGAGATAGCCGATTGATCCAGTGCGACTCCACCGCTTGGCGACTGGCGACAATGGGCAGCAAGACGGCCTCCTAGGTCGGCAGCCGGTTGCGGGGCGTTGGCGATAGGTTTACAAGCAGCGCACTGGCAGGGCTCATACAGCCAAACATAGCTATTGTGTATCGTTTTAATACACGTCATTGTTTATCATCATTGGCAGAAGTGTAGCATTATGATACAGTATCGGGTATTATTTTACTGTTAAAATGGGCAAGATACCGCCGGAGACCATTGGGGGTAGCATAGTCAATGGCATACCTAAATCGTTATGCTGCACCGAGTTATGGCGACACTCGCCGCTGGCCAAAACAGCCGAAACCAGCCATGCCGACGGATCGACACCCCGGTCGGCCCCCCTTTTGGGACTCCTGGCTGCCTCTATATATACTTCCCCCTCTCCCCAATACACTGAAAACGAGTCTACTTAGACTACCACCGACAGATATGCCGTTAAACGCACCAGGATCGCGTGTGTAGCGTTGTGGCGGTTGGAGCTAGTTTGTACTGCTGAACTGTAGAAGGCTGCTGGCGAGGCTAGCTTGCTGTCGTGACAGCCAAGATAAGCGACTATTGCCGTTGCTGTCGTAGGCGGGATGCAATATCTGTTCCGTGGGTACGCACCGAGTCCCAGACGGCCGAGGTGAAAGGTCATCACGGACCCGGTAGAGAGGTACTTCCTCAGTTACCGACGGCGCTTATGTCGCTCGCTGGGCGATGAGGCAAAAACCTTGTGGATCAGATTTACCAGACCCTGGGTGTGTTCGCAAAAGTAACCGCTCGTTCCCTCGGACTTTGATTCTGCAAGTGCGATGTACGAGTAGGTGCCCTCTACTTCCACACCCTGGATGGTGAGTTTTTTGATCTCTGGTGTTTTTGACTTTTTCATCGCATGGTCCTAACCAGTACCCTCTTGGGCCGGCAAATGCTACGATGTCGGTCCCATTGTGCAACCATCTGGAGATGTGTTGCGGCGTCTAGCGACCTGCATGTCCAGGTCTAGGGCCATGCGATTGCGATGCTGGCCGTAGGTAGGGCTGTCTCTCGGTATACCACCCTATCCGCTAACCGTCTTTTGTTCCATCCTTTGGCCTCAGCCAACGGCAGTGGTCCGGTCTACCGATGTGCCCATGGGTGGGCTATGTCACACACGCAACATCCATTCTATCATCTGAAAAATCTTGTCAAGGGTTGGCCTCAACTTGACGACACCCACTTACGCTTGTGTAGTCAATGTGACTACAGTTGGAATGGTGGCACCATCGTTCTCGTCAAGCCAATTTTCAGTTGGCCAAGATTCTACTGTTGTGGTCAACCCTGCTTTTGGATGGTTATAATGGTGCTTTCGCTGGGTTTGCAGCAGGCAACGGTGCCGTAAAAGTCGATGTAGCCCTCTTGGTGCCCCAGAATATCCTCTTGCATGGATATCAGCAGAATGCTAGCGGCGGGCGAGACAATAAGTACATCTGAAGGCCATAGGGCATCAGCGATGCGTCGGACACGCAGAACCTTCGGTAATGCTGGAATCTTTCGTCCAAAGATGTCCCACTCACCACCGGCTCGCACCACGTCAAGCAGAGTGTCGCGTAGGTTCGCTTGGGTTGTCTCAATATGTGTTGGGCAACACGCCCTAAGGCCGCCGTATCCCGGCTGCGCAATGTCGTTGATGTTCAAGATGGCAAGCTGCCGTAGATGTATTGCGATGTCGGCGAGCTGCTTTGCCACTGGCCCGGGCTTGAATGTGTTTCGAGCGTGTATCACTTGCCACGGGAGTCGTAGTTTTGCTTGGCGGATTGGTGTCTCAAAGCATGTACCATGCACATCGAGTTCGCAGTTGACCAACAAATACTGCAATAGCGGGTAATTGGTAGCGATTTCCCGTAGCTGTTTGTTGGCTTTTTTCACAAGGACGCGTCCCGGCGGTGCTTTCGGCTTACGAGTGGGTGGCATGGGTTTGGTTCCTTTGTCTGGAGGTTTGACGTTAGGGTGGCTGGCGGGAATCGAACCCGCGTTCCCAGAATCACAGTCTGGTGCCTAAACCGCTCGGCCACAGCCACAGCGCCCTCGGTGGGGATCGAACCCACTCACCGGTATACGGTCCCCCGGCGACCTACCTTGCCTCGATGATCGGTCGAGACGCGAGGGCTACATGGATACGATCCTCTAATTTTGGTAGTGGGTCAGTTTGAAGATTTTTTCCGTTTCGGTTGACTAACGACCCGTGGTGGGGACCGTCACAAGCGTAATCTCCCACCACGGGCCTGTTGGTTCACTGTTTTGAATTGGCCACACTCGCCGCAACTCGGCAACTGGCAGACCCGCTCTCATCGCAGTAGAGAGTGCTCGAAATCCTTCCGACGCATCACCATGAAAACGAACGGTTGGCTCTGGGTATGCGTGCCCGTCGCCGCCCTCGCAGGCTTCAAACGTCTCGATATTATCTCGACGAAGGGCTATGACGGCCGGGGCAATTCCTGCGTCCAGTGGCGGATCAAATTGCTCTGTAGTGTTAGCCAGCATGATCGGGCGGAGGGTACAGGTATTTGACCAAGTGCACAATACTAATCAATTGTAAGCCACAAGAAAAGCCCCCCCGTGGTGGTAGACGCAAAAAACAACTTCAAACTGACCCACTACCCTAATTTTGTACAAAAGTGCTGGTATTCTTATCCATGCCCGTATTCCCGTTCGGGAATGCTTGATGTTACGGACTGTAAGGGTGACATTTCGTAGCCCTTTCTGCACTCCGATGCGCGTTTACGTATTCTCCTCATAGTACGGAAACTCTAACCGCGATCTGGCAAAGCCGAGTGCTGTCGGAAGTGGCGTCAGAGGGTGGCCGCTAATGGCTCGCTTCTCTGGGCGAAGGTATTGATCGGCCGCAACCAACGTGGAAGTCGGTATCCCCTGGCAGGCGTTGATACAAGCGACGATGCGCTCCATGTTGACCGGGGACGGAAGCAGATCGGCTTCTCCCTCCATGTCGTATTCTAAAACGGCACAACTCATGCCATCCACAATGCCTATATGTGGGCCGCATACCAGCCACGGTTCTGGGCTATGGTTCATTATCCTATCCTTGCGTGTGTTTTGTCGTATTCCCGATCAGGAATGCTACGTATCCTCCGCGTAGCAGGGCCATTCTTTCCCTGCCATCCGATTGCGGTATTTGCGGATTTTCTCTTTCCGGCCAGGGTCGCGCATAAATCGCAGCACACAATCATTTAGGGCCACGTCGCACTTCATGCAAAGCGGACGCACCGTATTGTCGTCAGCACAAATCTGCCATTGGCAGTGTGACGGTTGGCCACCCCGGTAACACGGCACCCGGCGGATGCCAGTCTGGGTGTATGGCTTTGTTCTACGCGACATCAAACATTCTCTCCTTCTGCGTTTCGCGTAGTATATATACTACGCGAAACGGGCTAAATCACTCCCGCCTTGATTGACGCGGCCAACTTCTTTGCATATTCGTGTAGTTCGTCCAGCTTGCCGCTCTTGCCAACAACGTCATCCCACCCGTCGTAGTCCACCAGGGCTTGGTCGGCAACGGTTTGCTTGGGTTTGACGCCAGGACGCACCACCTTGATCAGAAACCCGCCTGCTTCCTTGATGGCTTCGACCTCGTTGGGGAACCGAACATCGGGAATGATAAGCACGTCGGCGTCGTGCTTGGTCTTGAGAACGTAGTCAACCCACGTCATGTCGTAGACCTTCTCTCGGACAGCCGGCGTTCCGAACGCCACCCAAATCTCTACTGGCGTCATGCCGAGAGCGGGCAGATTCACGTCGCGGTACTTCTCGCCTGTAGCCGTGTCGTAGTATTCCGGTTCGCGGAGGCCCGCCCATGCGTACAACTCATGGCATATCTGCTTGAGCTTCCACGCAAACGGCATCTTAATGGCCTTGAGTTTCCGTCGCTTGCAAGACAGAAGCAAGTAGTTGGCCAACGAATCCTTGCCCGCGCGGCTAAAATGCCCCAGCCCAATGATCTTCATGCTTGTACTTCCTTGATAATGTCGTCCAATGTCCAACGGATAAATGCCACGGGGTCGGCGATGTCGTAGTTGGCGTTCCACGGCCTCGGTACGAGAACAACGCCACCACAATGATGCGAGAAGCACGCGCAGTTGGCGTCCGAGTCGTCAATCAGAATTGCATCAGGACCGGCACAAAACTGTTTGGCGGGTCCGAGCATGTATTGCCGTGCATACCTGGGCAAGTTAGCTTGTATCCACCGCAACTTACCCAATGCGCTGTAGGCAGAGTCCGATGGACAACTCAACAGACACACGTTCTCTTGCCCAAACGTGGACTCGCAAACATCTAAAATAGCCATTGCTTCGGGCGTGAATTGCAACGATTCCCAGAATGTGGTCGAGTTGAGCGGCTGCCAAAATTGTTCGTCGGTAATGTGCCAGAGCCTAGCCATATCCCACTGGCCAGAAGCCCTAGGTGTAAGCGGCACGTATGGATTTGGTAGGTCGTGAGCCAAAGAAGCCCCGCCGGCGAAATCAACCAAAACCCCGTCCATATCGAGAAAGCATTTCATGTTCTATACCTTGGAAAGATTTTGTATCTAAGCAACACCACTAGGCAAGCAAAGTTCACTAAGTAGTTTCCCAGTAGCCACGGGCAGGCATCCAGCGACCGCACGGTTTCGGCAATGCAGCAAACCTCCCCGAAGAACCACAATCCGAGAAACCATGCCGACAACTCCGTGGCGTGTCCGTTTCGGTATACCTTCCACGCTTGCGGCATAGCACACAAGGCAAACGCTACGCCTCCGAGGTAGCCGAGAATGGGCGTCATTGCGGGAGTATCCTGTACGCTGGAACCGTTCGTGTCTTTCCGTCCAGACCGGGACGACGCACCAGTTCGCACGATAGCCGTCCAGCCATCTGCGCCGCGCGAAACCTCTTGCGTATCCAGTCGATGGCATGGCCTGTCCGTATCTGCCACTCGATCATCGTCAAGGCGTCTTTCGATTCGTTGCCTACCACGGTCAACTCGGCAAACAGCGCATCGAGGTCCGGTATCTCGATCACACCCGATGCACCTTTGCAACTGTGGACGCTATCGTTTTCACGTATTCGTGTCTTTGACATATGTGTCCTTTCGTGTCTACGTCGAATGCGACCACGCCCCAGTCGACGGTCCCGCTGCATCGACGTGCGCCGAATCTAGTACCCATCGCTTGCAATGCGGGGAGCGTCATAAACTCCCGCTTTTTCCCACCGACGTAACGGTAGCCGCCGACGCAGTAGTGAACATGGCTACGCACGATCATGTTGGCACGCGGTTGTAGCCCCGCTTCCGCCCATACCGCGTTCCATACTTCGTCCTTGCCGCTTGGCGTCACGCGGCCGTAGGGCACGCTGGACGATCCAACGTGGTGCTTCACGTCGAACACGTAGCCGTTTACGTCAATCCATTCGTGTGCGCCGATCTTCACCGCGTAGCCTTTGGCTAGCAGCATCTCCGCAATGATGTGTTCCCAAGATTCTATCTCGCCACAGTGATAACCAGTGCCCTCGGTAAGCACAATTTCCTTGGCATTCCACACGTCGATGCAGTCCACCGCCATCTTGCACTGCTCGTTGCGGTCGCCGGTAATCAGTTCGACCCCGCCCGACTTCTCGCCTCGCCCGTCGATGCAATCGCCGTTGACTACCAGACAATCTACCTTTCGCAACTTGCGCGCGATGTCCATATAGTTCCGCCAACACTCGGCCTGGACGCGGGTAAACTTCTTCCAGACGTGTTCGTTCGAGCATTCTCTGAATCGCCAATCGGGCGGCGTCAGTCCGGCACGGTGGCCGCAATGGAGGTCGCCGATTAGGACGATTCGTTTGGTGGGCATTTATCGTTCCTTGTTCCAGCGGAGAAACGCCTGATACACCGTAGCAAACGCCGCACCCCAAACAGTACTATGGTCGATCAGTTGTGCCCGCTCGCCGCCCTTGTATCCAGCTAGTACGTGGGACCACTCGTGTTGCAGGGCGTCAATAGCCGCCTGATAGCCAAGTGCCGGTGAAATGCAAATTTTGTACGCAGTCCCGTCGTGGGTGACTTCCGCCAATCCGCCGGACACTCGCCGACGAACGACAACGATGTGGTGTGGACCTGGGCACTCGGCATCCAAGTGTGCGATCAGGTCTTTCCATAGTCGTTTTTGCCGTTCGGTCCATCGCATCAATGCTTCTCCGTAGGTGGCGAGTTCGATTGCCACGGCTTGATACCCATCCTTCTCGCCAACTCGTTGAGCGAGATACAATGACACTCGCTTGGGGGCTGCCCGCACGATTGGCACATTGTCGGAACGTCGGGGGTTGTTGGTATGTCCCGACAATCTGTACCCTTACCAAACGCCGCGTCCCCGTTGGCGGCAAGCTGTTCGTCGGAGATTGCTTTCGGCCTGCGTCGGCTACCCTTGCTCACAGTTGGCCTCCACTGTTTCGTATTCGTTGTGTCGAGCCAACCGCATCAACACATCCCCGCTAGATGTCGGGTCTGTGACCCACTTGCCGCTGCCTAACTGCCACCATCGCCCCGGTTGCCAACGGACGCCAACCCAACGACCTTGCGATACGACCGTTTCTTCCGGCTGCATTTTCCGCAACGTCGGCAACCCCGCGAGGCACAATCCACCTCCAAATATTTTACCCTAATCAGGGCCTTATCTGGAGGATAATCGGCGATCTCAGGCAACGGCGTAATCGTCACATACGCGCACTCGCCTACCGCAAGGAGCTTTTGCGCTTCGACATATCGTTGTTCCCACGGCACGCATACACATGACTCGGTCGGTGACGGTGTGCTATTCATCAAGACGGCCTCTGATGTAGAAACCCACGAGAAATGCGACCAAAACCAAAATTGCCTCTGCGGTCTCGTCACTCATATTCTTACCCTATCCTCGATTCGCATAGTGGGCATACGTGGTTCTTCACCTGGATCAACGCACGCATGACCGACTCGCTCTCGCTGCGATGCACGGCGTTGTAGAACGATTCTGGGTCTTTATGTAACGCGGCAATGACTTGCGTAACGGACAGCCCTGCCTCCTTGGCAATCGGTTCTTCGTAGAGCCAAGCCATGAACTTGCGGCACTGGAACAGCGAATCCAAAAAAGTTGCACTCGCCTCGGCGTACTCGGCAATGCAGGCATTGAGGCGCTGCTTGGCCGCTCGTAGCTTCACGGCCTGTGCCTGACACGCATCGAGTTCCTTGATGTTGCTGCGAATCAACGCGGCGACAACGTACCCTACGGGGTCTACTACCTTTCGCCGTTCGTCGTCTTTCCACTCGTTGCGAATCTCGGCAGCCGTCATGGCCACCTCGGGCGACAAGCCCGTTAAGTCGTCAAGCGTGTCCGTCACTGCAACCTCCGTGCTGGTGGTCATTACTCAGGTATCCACGGCTCGCGTTCGCTCAGGTCGTTCCGCTTGGCAAGTATCTTCTGCTGCAACTCGGCTGCCAATCCGATGCACGTTAGCGACGTTCCACTCCATACGTGCGTAGCGTGGTGGTCTACGCTCCCATCCTCTCGATCATTGACAATGGCCAACGCCGCAAACACGGTGCAATCGTACCGCTTGACCAGTTCGCTAATCAGTTCGTCAGTGTCGGCTAGCTCAAGGTCTATGTTGTGCATGGGTTCAATGCCCTTTGGGCGTAAGTGCAAAAGGTGTTGTCGTAGTCGCGGCAGTTGTCGGCGGTGAGGCGGTTGTTCCATCGCTGTGCATTTGGATGTCCTCCAAACCAATGAATGCCAGTGGAGTTCTCGGGCACGGTATTGGTTTCGCTAAATATCCTGTGCGTCTGCCGATAATCCCAAGGGTAGACGGTAGCGTCCGGCAGCACCACTACATGCTGGGCTGGATACCGTTTGTCCAGGCTGTCGACTTTCCCGATGTGATTGTCTAGCACTAATACTCCACACGATTGATACTCGTTCGTGCGGTAGCTGTGGCCTGCTAGTCGGAACACGTCGCCCCAAAATGGTGAGCCCCCAGAACTAGCCATAAGGCCAACGGCAAACACATTGGCAGTCTTGCATAAAACTACATCCGTCTTTGCAGCAACATCAATCATCGGCCGACACCACAAGATGTCCATGTCGGAATACCAGCCACCGATGGTGCTTAGGTAGTCATAGCTGAATAAATCGCTGGCCGGCGCTGCCGCCATGTGGGGAACAGGCGATTTCCACTGGTGCCGTGCAATCTCTAGGCTCTCGACCAATGCGTTGTAGTCGGGACCGGCATATTCCATGTCGTCACATTCGATTGTATTCCATGTTTTTCCAGCACACGGCAAGGTCGGCGTATATAGCTGCATCTCCCATTCTGGGTTCCAGCGACGAAAGCTCGCCAAAGTCATGTATCGCATCCACGACATTGGCCCGCCATGCCAAAAGAAAGCCATGCGATTAGGAATCACGATAGGCGCTCCCGTGCGGTGCCAAAGAGTTTTCTATCGGCGACCATGCCTAGTATCTCGGCATTGCGCAACTGAGCCAGATTCGAGACGGCCCCCGTGTCGATGCGTGGGGTAGTGCGGCCGCGCCAATTTCTCCCGACGCGAGTACCAATCTCGGCAATGCCCTCTGGTCCTAAATGCAACACGTTAAAGGCCGTGCGTTTGCGATTTGCGATAGGAAATAGCGCCTGAAAATCGCTATCACATCCACCCGCATGTACCCAGTCGATGCTATACCAGGGTCTCTGCGGTACAGCGGACGCATGAAACAACTGAAAAAAACCATCGTATTCGTGAGGCAGTGTTGGCGATGGGAGCGTAGCCCAATCTAGTGTATCCGTAAAATCGCGAGGATCGGTTAGGATACGCCGAGCCGGTCCATACAGACACTCTTGCTGCATGTTTGGAATATGAATGTCACTGGGCATAACAATGTCCGCGTCCCATACGCATATCCACCCATTGCGCCCCAGCACATCAAAGCCTTCTTCCATCGCTGCGCCTTTGTTGAAGGCAGCGCCATTGCGATAAAAGGCGTCGGTAATGTGGCAGATACACCCGAGATTGTCGCATAAGGCTTGCGCCCGTTTGTCTGTTGTCGATGTCACTACAAGCGTTTTCTGGAAGTGCTGCTTGTTGCGAGGCAACGTAATTTCTAGAAAGTCGTCGTAGTCAACGCATACCGTGATGGAATTGATGCTTGGCTTTCCCAGGTCAGCGATTTTCCACAGACCTAAGCTTTTGTCGCTGTACTGAGGATAGTATTCACTGCAATGTTCGTTTAACAGGGCAAGTGGTGGTGGAAAATTGAACGGAGGTTCTTGCAGATTATAAGGGGACCACTCGCCCGTCCGTATCGTCTTGGTATTTTGATGATGCGGAAATGTTGTCGCCAGGAGATATGTACTGCCGCTTCGCTGTAGGTTGGCCACCGCAAGGGCAACGTCAGCGTGCGATAGATGCACCATTCCGTCGCGGCACAACACTAGGTCAACGGTTGGCAAGTCGGACGTGAGTAGGTTTAAGTGTGGAAACACACATTTATGTCCGCCGTAAAGTGTTTGGTTGTTCTCTACGAGTGATCGCACAATGTCTGCCCCGACGTAGCGTTCGATGCCTAAGTCCACATGGCGCATCCAATGATAATCACCACATGGAATATCCAGCAGTGTTTTGACACTATACTGGCGCAGCAGGCCCGGCAACTGCTTGCGTACCTCTGCCGTGGCGGTCAACGACGATCCGGGGCCGCTAACCGATTCCGTGCCGCCGAAAGCCCTAGTGTTGTAATGGCTCGTGAACACCGATTCCGTCTCCATCTCCGGCTCGACGTAAGGCCAAGGGCCACCCGATGAGCACCACATTCCCGTGCCTTGCTGGGCGGAACGGCGTTTGTTCTGATATAGGTCGCGTGTTTTCCATTCGATTGTCAAATCATTGCGAATGGGATGGTATAAATGATGACCAACAATAGCCGTGCTAAACACGGGCTGCAACTTTGCACCGCGAATTAAACAATCTCCAAACCAATCATCGTCATAGGCTGGTGCAATGACAAACTCCTCATCATTGCCACCAACGGCATATAGGTCCTTGCGGTACAGCGAACCGAGAAAGAAAAACGGTCGTTGCCGAGAGGGTCCAGTATACTCACCACAGATGCCGCCGGAGGGGTTGCAACAAAACACGTTGGCAATGACGAAAGTTCCGGGGCGCAATTCAGTCACCAGTCGCTCGATGGTGTTCGGCGTGACGTGGACCACTTCATCGCTCTGGGCAATGATTATCTCGCCCGATGCCGCACGATACGCCACGTTACGGGCAACGCATGGATTGCGGAAGCCGTGTTCTCGGTTGACGCGATGGTACTGCACGGGAAAGTTCGCACAGACATCGCGCGTGGAATGGCCTTCTGAGCCGTCGTCTACAACGATCACCTCGAAGTCAAACGGAGGGTGCTGGGCAAAGATGCTTGCCAGCGTCTGCTGGAGCAATGGGGCCTTGTCGTAGGTCGCAATACAGATTGAGCATTTCACGATGCGACTCCCTCCCTCTGGTTGGCAGCCCACTCCATGTATTCAGCAATCCCGTCAGCCAACTCCACTTGTGGAACATATCCCAAACACATGCGCGCAGCAGCAATATCTGCCACACTGTCTTGTACGTCGCCAGCCCGAGGTGGTGCGGTATTGATTGTTGCGTGGGTGTCCGACTTCGATTCCATCATGCCCAGCAAGTCCACGATGCTGGTGGCCCGGCCGCTTCCAATGTTGTACACACCAGACTCGCGGGAAGCGGCTGCGCGGTAATTGGCCATCACTACATCGCGAACATGCACAAAATCGCGGGTCTGCGAGCCGTTGCCGTAGATGGTAAGTGGCTCGTTGCGAAGTAAGTGCCTGGCAAAAATCGGAATCACATTGCCATAAGCATCATAACGTTGGTTTGGCCCGTACACATTGAAATAGCGCAAGCACACGACGCCAATACCGTAAAGACGACCATAAGCCAAACACATTTTTTCGGCGTACAACTTAGAGCAGCCATAAGGCGAATCAGGTTCGCAAGGATGGTTTTCCGAAATCGGAATCGTTTCGAGTTGACCAAAGATGCCAGCCGACGATGAAAATACAACCCTGGGAATGTTGTATCGGCGTGCAATTTCCATCACGTTGATGGTCCCAATGACGTTGGTTTCGGCGTCCCCAATCGGATCGGCAAGGGATCGCGAGTTCCCAACTGATGCAGCGAGATGATAAATGACATTTACCCCCTTGGCAACGGAGGCCAAGGCTTTTGTGGATGTTACGGAACCAAGATCAAAGTCTATGTCGCATGCGTACAAATTGTCGATGTGTCCTGTGGATAGATCGTCCAAAACGCGCACGCGATCATTGCGCTGTAACAGTGTTCGCGTGAGATGCGAGCCAATAAACCCCGCGCCTCCGGTGACGAGAGCTAACACAATAGAGCCTCCTGGGCTTGAGCCAGCAAGCGATGGATCAATAGCGGGCTGTTGGCCCAATCGTTTGGTGGTAGTGTCATTTGGTGTGGCTTGTGGTACATAAACCACGAATGGTTCAACCCAAAACATACCGTATCATTCTGCACCAACAAACACGGATCGTGCGGATCGAAGAATGTCTTGACACTACTGTCAATGTCGATCGGCAAAAACAATCGACGGGGAATCGCATGGGCATGAGGACAATGTGGCAGAATGTCCGTTAGTAACTTTTCTCCCAGAGAACACCATTCAATGCCAGATGGCGAGTGGGCCAGTGCTTCGTTGATCTGAGCCAACCACCGACTTGCCGTTCCGTATCCCGCTTTCATGTAGATGTAACCATTGAGAACACGAAGCGGCGGTTTAGTCCAAGTCATATACAATGCCGAGGCGTAGGGATGTTCCGCCATTAAGGCCATCGGGCTTTGCATCGCAATCGTATCAGCGTCCCACCACCAGCCACCATGCGTGGCCAGCAAGGCTGCTCGGATGCAGTCGGCTCGTAACGCCGGCTGGGTGAGTTGTAAATAGTTGGGGTGCAAAATCCCATCGTCGAGGTACGTTCCAATGTTCTCGGGATTGGTAAGATGGAAATTGATCTGAGGCGATTCGCAGGCTTTCGCCATCGACTTAAGACATACCGCGATGTGCGGCGGCATTGGCCCTTCCCAGTATGTCCAGACATTTAGGGGCGTCGTCATTTGAGATATTTCCACGGTGCATTGTCGATGGGCGAAACCAAGTGAGTATGCAACACAAAATGACCGTTAGTGATGCGAGGACTATGCCGCAACGCGTCGAGGTTTGTCGGGCTGATGTCGTCCACTTCGTCGCTATCGAGTCGACCTTCCAACTGCAAGGGAATGCCGCATCGCGGACACCAACGGTCTATCTGCTCTTGAAAATCCGCAAGTGGTCGGTCCCAACAGCCGGGCTCAATAGGCAAGCCGCCTGGACCGTTCATAACCATATCCAAAGCACCCGCAACCTCACAGAAAAAATACCCCTTGGGGGTACAAGTTGCAGACCATAGGCGTTGCAACCAACATTGCTCGATGATGGCGGTCTGGTTTTGCGTATCCTTTGCGTAGTCTTGTATGGCAACCAGAACGGGCGAATGTTGACACTTACTATCGTGTGTGTTGTTGTTGATGTAACCAAATGTTGACCTTATGAGTGCAGCATGTATCGTGCGTTCCCATCGCAAGCCCGTCCATAACCCCCTGTGTTCCTTATTTGGTATACGATCAGCAACGATACGCACCAGTTTGGCAAACTCAGGGTGCAGTAGCGGTTCGCCGCCGATCATTCCAATCATTTTGTTCGGATCGGCAGTGGACGGAGGGCTGTCGGTCGGAAAGTTGCGCAATGCCTCAACGCATTGGGCAAACATTTCAACTGACATATAGAACGGATCGCGCACATGGCCGCAAAGCCGCGTACAATTGCTGCACTTGCGACCGCAAGCGTTAGTCACGTCGATTTGCTGACACCACTGATACGCCGGGTCTATCATGGTATGGCGCTATTCCTGTAATCTACGGTTGCTGGATCGTATCGGAGCATGTGGGGAAACGGCTGTGATGGGACGGGATGATCCAAAAATCCACACAACCGATCCCACGTATCACCAGCCTCCCAGTCAACCATAAGCAGTTTACCTGGACGATTCGCAAAGTATTCCTGCACTGCCGTATTGTAGTTGAGATATGCGAGAATGGCAGTGTCTTTGTTGTTGGCCGTTGGCGCAACCCCAATCGTATGGGCTAAGTTCATGTCGGGTGCGCTGTTGTAGAGCGAAACCCATCGCAACAAAGACCGAAACCACGATTCCCTATCACGCATCGTCAGTACAAATCTGGCATCGGGAAATACAACATCCAGGACTTGGTAGACGCCAGCGTAGTTCCACGGGCTGTCCTCGAAGGCGTCGTATCGTTTTGCCATTGCGATACAGTCGCGGTAGTCGCGGGCTGCCGCCGTAAATCGCGTTAAATAGGCCAACTCCTCGGGGCATACGTTGTAGCCGAGAATGCGGAAACATTCCCGCAAGGTGCTGGTGCCCGTCTTGTGCAGTCCAATACCAAAGACTTTACTTTGTGTCATCTGACAATAACCCTTCCATCCCGTCCCAAGAACGGTCGTACATGCGTTCGTTCTTCTTCGTCAGCCACGATTGGAACCAGTCGTTCCCACCGAGCGAGTTTGCAACGTGGAACATGGCATGGTGAGCGTCGGTCCAGATTTCCGCTTTGTAGGTCGACGGGTTGCGCTTCCATAGTTCCCGAATCATCCACACGTCCTCAAGCCCGCGCCCCTCGTAGGCTTCGTTGTAGCGAGTATCGTCCAACACATCGCGGCGCAGCGAGAATTGGCTGTTGCCAAAGATAGGACCGGGATGCGGCAGCTTACGCTCTGGACGCCCGTAGGCTTCGTGTGCTAAGCCGTAGCGGGCCTGGGGGCGTCCTTGCCCACGTTTATCCATCGCGTCGTAGTGGTCAAACATAACTGCTACGGTGGCCTCACGGGCGTCTGCGTCCATGAGTGTCTGCTTGAGTTCGGCGGGGATAAGACGGACACGATAGCAGAGCTTCGTCAGGTCGGGTCTGTCGCACAAATAGTTAGCGCACTCCATCCACTTCTGGCCGACAATGGCGTCCGCGTCCAGAAAGCTCAACACGTCGCCGCGCGCCTCTTGGATGGCGGTGTTCTGACATCGCGGCTTATTGAAGTATTTAGTAACGGGCAAGGTCTGGAGAACCTTTACGTTCGGTGTTTCGTGTGTCGGCGGTACGCGACTGCCGTTATCGGCCACAATCACTTCGTAGTCATCTATGCTACAATGGGCAGCACTCCGATGGATCGACCAAAGGCACAGAGCCAGCGTATCATTGCGGTTGCGCGTCGGGATAATGATGCTGTGTCGCATGTCATCGGCGTATTAGTTCTTCGGTGTCGTCGGTTGGCCGGCGTACCAGCGTTTGCGTACTTCCGCTAGATCGTCGCACATACGAGTCATCGGAGGGAACGCCACGCCGCACTAGCGTTGGCGAGACAACCGTTTCTGTGTATCCAAACGGTGGCCACGCGGTCAGTATGGATCGCACAAGTTGAATCACGTTGCCGCTCCCTGGTTTTCTGTAGTCCCCGACGTTGAGATAACTTGCGTAGTAACGGCAGTCGTGCCGTTGTCGGCGTAAGTGGTAATCGCCGTTGAGGTCTTGGTGGCTTTCTTAAAGAACCGTCGCCACGTTTGGTGCAGGTAGCCAACCGGCCCTGTTGCTGGCCCAGTGAGCGTTGGCACGGTGAACTTGGCGTCGGTAATGGTGCCATCCGTCAACCCCACGCCCCCACTTGCATCCGTCACCAGCTTATTTGCCGGCGTTGCGAGAATCTTGCTTGCCGCGTCGGTGCCGATGGCGTCGGCGGTAGGTGGCGTGCCAGTGTAGGCGTTGTCCGTGCCCCGCATGGCCGCTCCGTCCAGCCCTGCTACGTCTAGCGCAATCGCGTCTAGGCTCACCTGTGCCGTGTCCTGTTTGGCCTCGGTGGCCATGATAGTGGGCACAAGTCCCGCTGCGCCCGTCCACTCGACCGACTGAATGCCAACAACTGCATCCCCAGGCAAAGGCGATGCACCGATGTAATACTCGATGAGATATTCGCCTGCCGCTACAATGCCAGCCGGAAACGAGCCGACGTAGGTAGCCGTAGCCGTAGTGTCGCTGGTTTGCTGTTCGGTCAAAGCGACCATGCCAACAGCCCAGTTTGCATCCGAGATTGTTGACGGCGCGACCATCGCGGCATTGTTCCACCGCGTCGCACGGTTCTGGCCCCAGACAATCCCCTTGATCGTTTGTCCGGTCAGCGTGTACTTGAGCGATAGTTCGTTAGCCATGATCTTTCTCTAGGATGGTTCAACGATGAGCCACGCGACAACGCTGGTGTCAGTCGCATCTTCGGAGGTTATGACGAAAGAAGTGCTATCAGTAATCGTCGTCACGGCAATCGCCATCGGAGCCGTGACGGTCCCTAACGATTGAACTTGTAGGAAGATTCTTGACGTTGACCGCACGGCACAAGTAGCAACCGTGGCCGTTCCTCCCACCAAAGTTGCAACGCCCATTTTGGCGTTCGTACCCTCTTTGACAAACAGCCCAGAGCCGACGACACCCGCTTTCAAGTCGCCGCTAGTGATGGTACTCGTGAGCGTGCCTGTCCAGACGGATACGTTGTCGATGTCGCCCGTAAACGGGTCGGACGTGCTGTACAGGTATAAGATTCCGTTGGAACTGTCGGCGGTACACTTAAAGGCATCGACGTAGGTTCCGCTAGCGGCGTGCGACACCTGTGTGCCTGTTGCGCCTGTACCACCGCCGCCAGCCGCATAAATGGTCCCGCTGGTTCGAGTGATTGTCCACTTGATGACATACCACACGCCAGCAACCAGACCGATGTTTTGTGATAGCGCATGGAAACCAGCCGATCCGTTGTGGTGCGCAACCCCGTCGGCGATGGTCCATCCCGTTCCTTTTGTCCAGCCCGTATCAGAATCAAATCCTCCGTTCGTGACGGCCTTAGTAGTCGTGGGAATGACGTGCGTTCCCGTGTACATATCAGTCGCCGAGAGCATCGGTGCCGAACTGTAAAGATATGCTTGGGCGCTTTCATCAAAGTTGCCATTCCATACCGTTGATGTTGCCGTGCTGACGATGGATGTCGGTGTGGCTGCAAACGTGTTGTTTACAAACGACACCCAGTATCCGGCAAACGTCATGTTCGTCGCTCGGATGTTGTTGTACGCAACGCTAATGAAGTTGGTTGCCCCTGTGAACACCCAATCGCCGTAGAGCATCTGATTGCCGCAAATCTGAAAACCATTGGCCGCTGAAACGATATAGACGTTGTACACATGGCCGTGGTTGCAGAGATTGCCGACAAACGAGCCGTGCGAACCGTTGTAGGTGACTCCGTTCACGTAGAGGTTGTAGCCGTTATATTCAAGACAGTTGCCAGTGATGAGAGCGTTGCCGGCCTCCGCGATAATGCCGTAGCGATTATCGTTGAACGTGTTGCCGACGATCTTCAGGTACTCCGCGCCGTTGGTCGCTCCGAGAATCGTGTCGTTGCTTGCCCCTGATGGTGCGGTATCCAACGCGCAGTAGTTGTAAGAAATGTTGCAGGATGAAATGTACGGGGCGTTCGTCGGCCCAGGTTGCCCAACACCGCCGCCATTCATGCCCACGGCGATGTTGTCGAACCCGTAAATGTACATGCGGTCCAAGCCTGCCCCTTCGGTGTCTGATCGAAGGTAGACGCCGCTGCGGGTGCCGGCAGAGGTTACGGCTTTCATCGAGCCAGTAGAGCCGCCATCCATCGCAAAATTGGATAGTCGCAGGCTGTTGGTTACGGCGGCTATGGCGATCATGTATCCGGTGGAACCACTCTTGAACTTGAGGATCGATCCCGTTCCGCTTCCGAAAATCTCCTGCCCGGCCACCGTTGTAAGATTGGAAACAACGGTTGTTCCAATCGGAATGTAGACGGTTTTGGAGGCATTCAAGGCCGCCTGAACTGCCGTGGTGTCATCCGTCACGCCGTCGCACAACGCTCCATAATAGCGAATGTCTGCAAACCTATCGGCACGCGACGTATCGGTCGGATGGACGTGATCGCCACGCGACAACTTGACGGAAGTGCCAACAGCAACAGAGCCGTTCATTAGAGGATTGGCGGTTGCAATTTCTGTGATCGGTATTCCTACGCCCATATTCTTCTTTCCCTCTCACCGCCCCGGCGGCTTACAATTTGCCGTCTTGCACTTCCAAATAAGATGACAGCCTGCCTTCGCTGATTTCTCCCGGTGGGCATCCAGGGTCGTAAATCCGTCCGTCGTGGATTACCAGCCAATGGCTTTTTCTGGACTTTATTCCCTTGAGCGGCAGCATCTTGAAAATGCCAGTCTTTGGAAACTGGTCGCCCATCCGTATTCGCTTGAGTCCACCACGTCGGCCACCAACCCTACACCCATGCCTCTCTAATGCACGAACGATCTCTCTTGTCCGTGTCCCGTGGGCGTGACCAACTGCCAATATCGCGTCTTGCAGGCTGATTCCACACAACATGGCCACACAGCATTGCCCGCAGAGACTGGATTCTTCGGGCTGTTTGATGTGTTTGAGTTTCATTTGGTTAATTCCGCCCCGGCGGCTGCTGTTCGGAGTTATCTACTTCCCGTCCGGCCGTTTGTCGAGTCCCTTTTCCTTAAGCATCGCCGCCACGTCGTCGATGTGGAGGCAGTCGCACATGCAGGCTCCGGTAAGAGTCGTGCTGATTGGTGCGATGGAGCCATTGCAATAATCGTTGCCCGGAGTTGCGTTGTGCAGCACGCCGAGAGCCGCGATTTTGCTGTCGTCATATCCAAGAAAAACAACCGTATCGCCGTTCTTCGCTTCGCGTCCATTTCGGTAGTGCATGGTTCGTTCCTTTTTGATTAATGGTTAGTTCCGCCCCGGCGGCTGGCCGCTGGTGTCCGATTGTTCGCGTCTCTGGCTTCGTTTCGTAGGTAGTGCTTGAATCAAGTCCCTCAGTCCGTCGATATGCTCCGCTGCCCGATGCTGGTCAACTTCGTGGCATTCGCTAATCTGGCTCGCAAGGCTGTTGATGGACTCCAGCAATATCCATTCTTGATCGGTTTGGCCGCTACGGGCTAGGGGCATTACTGGCCTCCCTTGCACTTCATAATGATTTCCATGCGAGACTCTCGTTCGGCTCTCAATTCGTCCACAAGACGGTCTACGCTCGCCTTGTGGGTTTCGCGTTCATGCTGCATTTCAAGTTGCGTTGCATCCAGAGTAGCCTTGATTTTTACGTCTGTAGCTTCCAGCGTGGCTTTAATTTTCGCGTCCGAGGATGCGCGTTCGTCGGCTATCTGCTTATCTTTGTCGGGGATTGTTTTCGTCTGTGTTTGATAAAAGTACCACGCAAGAATCCCGATCGCACCAACCGTGTTGGCAAATCGCCAGAATAAATCTTCCGTGCTGCTAACTGGAGCAGCGTTTGTCTGTGCTAACAGCGTCGATAGTGGTATCTGGCCCACGGCTGCCATGCCAACGCACGATGAAGTAACGAGGATATGCTGTAAAATCACTATCGAATCCTTCTATCTCGTCTCTCTAATCGCGTGTCCGAACATGCCACAACCAGAACAAACGCCGTGAGAAAAAGGAACACGGCTCCGAAGATCGCTTGTAGTATGCTCATGGTTTGCTCCCATCGGAAAGAGGCGATGGCCGGGTCCATCCGGCCACCGCCAGGGGACAAAGGCTTCCTATCCTCCGCGTCTAGCTTGGCGGCGGGCTTGCCGGCGTTCGCTCCCCAATACGCCACGTATGACTTTCCCGACACCCATAGCGGCGCCGACAACTGGACGGCGTCTCTCGCCTTCTTCGCTTGCCGCCGATGCGGACTCAGTAACGGTAACGCTTTGCTGCTGCGGCACTCCACATTGGCCACCAGAACAACTGTCGCCACTACAGCCACCACGCCCGGCCGCAAGAGGCCGCGAAACCGAAGCCAAAATGTCACCGGAGGCGGCAGACACTTGGTCGAAAGATGTGTGCGACTCCATAGTGGCGGGGGTGGTAGCTGCAATCTCATAACTGACGGGCACTTCGATTGTGCTGGCAGTGCCGTTGAGCATTGAACCAATCCCTACGAGCAAGCAACACGCGGAAATTGACGCGAGAAAACCCTTCATCGTTCGTTCTCCAAATTGAGGATTGAAACAGAAACGCACTACTTTTCGCTTGGTGTCGGGATACGCACCACAATGATGCCTGACGGCGTGCCTTGGCCTCGGCCCGTGCCCTTGCCAAGCCACAAGTATCCACGGTCTCCGTAGCTCATGCCCCAGTTGTTTCGATCTTTTCGGAAGAATAGCTTTGTCTTGGGGTCGTACTTGAGCCGATAGCTTCCGCTGATACAGTGGCTCCACCAGTCGTACCAAGGGCTCGTTGGCTGCGAGCGTAGGGCAGCCGTACCGGCCACCTCCCACATCTTGTCGCGTATGCCCGACAGAAACTCCTCTGCCTTGTGTAGTAGAGCGTTCTGCTCCCAGCCGGCTTTCCACCGCGATGGGCTTATGCTGTTGGGCCGATCCATGAATGAAGCCTCGCAGCAGCCGTACTTCGCCAATACCTCAAGGTCTTGCTCGGGATCGCCGCCTTGATTGCGCCAGCCTGTCACGCGACCGGCTACGCTCTCGGCAGACAGGTTGACATAGGGCAGACCGGCTACCGCTCTTGCCACTTCCACGCAAGTCACCGGACCGTAGCCGTGGCAGTAGCCCAAGCCGTCCTGATCCTTGCAGGGGATGCCAAGGTCATCAACGATGTCGTCGAGCCAAGACTTCTCGCGGTCCTTCTGGCTTATCAGGTCAGGCCATTGCTCCACTGGTATCAGATCAGCCTCCGCGTAGGGAGTGCTGAACATCATCGTGGAGCCCATCGGAAACTGGTTCGCGTTCATAATGCGGGTGTGCCCGCCGAACTCGAACGTCGGCAAACCCGCCCCGCAAAGTTCTTCGCAGTTTTCAGGGGTAATCAGGAAGTCGGCCATGCTAGGTTCCCCCGTTCTTCTTGACGTAGGCTGCGAGGGCCTCATCGGTTTTTGGCATCTTGGATACAGCCGTGATCTTGGTGCCCTTAATTACGCCGATGCAGGGCACGCCGCTCTTGGCGATCATAAGTTCCAGTTGAGTTTTCCATCCCTCGGGGAGCTTGTCTTTGTCGTACTGTCGCCACTTGTCCACCTTCCGAAGTGATCGAGCCGTATTGCCCAGTAACACGCCTAATTCCTCGGGCGGCTGGTTTTTGCTTTCGTATACGACAACTACACGATCAATCTTTCCGGCCGATGACCACAGCCAGGATACGCCGGGAATGCCGCTCAGGTCAGGCCCATAGTCGATCATTCCGCCGGCCGTAATCAGCCCGACGCCGACAATCAGCAGTAGGATTCGCAAGGTTTTCATGGCTACCCCTTCGGGATGCTGGCGGCAGGTACGGTGTCCGTGACGCCCTTCGTCTCCAATGCCGCAACGCGGGAAGCCAAGTCCAGTGTCGGGGCTGGGGCCGCTGGACGCTTCCATGCGGTGATAACGCCCCTCAAATAGTCACACGCCTTGATTGCCTCGGGGTCAGCCTCAACGCTGTCCAGCGTGCGTATGGCTGTCAGTGACGTGTAGCTGGCCACAATCCCCGCAATGTCGATGGCCTTGGTCGCCACGCCAGCCGCCGTGTCCAAAACCGTATACGTACCCTTCGGTGCCCACTTGTCCCATATCAACAAAAATACGGAAACAACGGCACACAACACGCCCGCAATAATCACAATCGTTCCCATCGCAATGCCCTTTCATTTCCACATTCCACGTTTATCTTTTTTCGCCTTAGCTTCCTCTTGTTTCCACAGCTTTGGGGCGTCAGAAGAACAGCTTGCCCAGCCGTCCATGATTTGTCCGAGGTTACAACAGGTGCCAGATTCGCCAAACACCACACCCACGATAGGGCCGCGAGCCTCGACGGTCCCTTCTGTGCCCTCCGGTTGGACTTCGCTTGTCACAGGCACCCCATCCAACCGTCCGGTATCGCCGAAAATCCTATGGCGGCCGGGCGTTTCTACGCGAACAACGTCGCCCGCTAGGATTTTCAGGTTCTCCCTCGATGACTCGAAATCGTTGTCTCCGGGAGGGGGTGCCGAGATGTCGGCCAGCCAAACCATCGCTGTGCGTTTTCCAAGAGGCCCCCACTTAACCTCGATCATGCCGCCGTTTGGCACGCCAACAACGTCGTACTTCTCGCTATGGGGCGGTGGCGTCGGCTCCCATATCTTCCGGCAGTTGCGAACGACAACGGCCAGAGAAACAGCCACGATAGCCACTAGGGCGAGCATGAGCGTGGACTTGAGGCCGAATAGTGTTCCCATGACCCGTAGGTTTGGCGTAGTTCCTCCCACTGGTCAACCCCAGTTTTCAGAGGTCCGCTTGTTGGCCTTGGCGGTTGCCCAACGAGCAGGAAAGCGGTTCGCCGGCAAGGATTTTCGCCACCCGCTGTTGCCGCCGCCATTCGAGATAATCTTGGCGGTCCAGGTCGGTGGCCGTTGCAATTTCCATTGCCTTCTTCCGGTCCATTGAAACGACCGTCTTGGCAGCGTTTAGAAACTCGCCCAGTATGTCGGCAACGGCTTGAGCAGCATCATCCGAATCATCGTGTTTGGGCGAAGTCCGCAACAAGATTGCACCATAGCACCACGATGCAATGTAGCCGTCAATGTGAGAGCCAAAAGGCGATGGCGTTTCGGTTTCACTCCCCCGCCTCTGCCCGTCGCGTGAATGCTTGCTGGCCATCGTGGCTCCTTCCGCGTTCGTGTTTCCGTTCGTTTGGTTCCTGGCCTAGTTGGTTCACTCGGAGCCAACTGGGCCAGCCACCAGGGGCCGTTGCCACGCGGCCCGTTGGTTGATGGCTGGCCAAAGCTAAGGCCACCCTCCCGGCGTCTCGTTACCCTTTGACGCAATCGGGTTATCGTTATCAAAGGTTTGCCGGCCAGTGGGTGGCAAGGCCAGCAGAATCAGCAGTAGTAAAAGCAGTAGAATCAATTGCGTGTGTCCGTTCTAAATCCCGCTCTGACATTCCATAAACGCCGCTATGAACTCGGCCGCCACCTGGGGCACTATGGCGTTGCCGTAACCGCGCAAGCGTCCCATTCGCTTGGGAACCCCATGAGCCACCGGGAATGTTCCGGCCTCAATGCGCCACTGCTCACCGTCGTCATTCGCCCCGATGTCGAATGTATCCCAATCACTTGATCTTCCAATTTTCCTTGCGGTATCAATCCGGCTTCCATGAGATTGGCGAGCCACTTACAGCAGAATGGATCAATCTCATTGTAGTAATTCATGCGTTATATCCCGCTCAGCCCTCTCTGTGCCCGAATCCGCTTGGCCGTTTTCACCAGCCCCGGTTGCGAGCGGCCCGTGTAGTTGCCGGCACGCACGGCTGCGTAGTGCTTCTCGCGTAGTTCCTTCGCCGCCGCTGCTATTTCTTCCGGCGTAGGAATGTAGGGGGCCCCGTAGTCGTCGGCGTTGCTGGGGTGGGTCATGGCTTTTCATCCCCTCCGTCATCGTCCCATTCGTACTCGTTGTCTTTCCAGATAAAATCGACCTTTTTGCACTCTGGACAATCAACGCGGGTGCTGTCTGATAATTCGATTACACTGGCGTTGCATGATCCGCAATAGTCGCATTTAACTTTCATGCTACTCAACTTCCCTTTCCATCCCCGCCAACAGCTTCCGCAGTTTCTTCAATGCCGACTGCTCATACCAATGGATGTGCTGGATGGTGATTGTCTTGTCGCCCTGCTTCCGCATTGCCTCGACCGTCTCGCGGTAGGTGCGTATCGGGCCGTTCGGGTTGTAGGCGCATCGAAGGGCTATGGTTCGCATCACTCCCCCTTTGCCAGCTTGTCGGTTTGCCGCTGCCATTGTTCCCTGGTTATTATCCCCAACTGTAAGTCGCTCAACTTTCTCCAAAGCTCATCGCGTTGGCCCCTAATCACCGCCTCTCGCCGGTCGAGTTCTGCTAGCAAAACGGCTGCCGCTTGCGGGCCATTTCTGCTAACGGAATAATACGGCATATCAACGCTGCCTGATTCTGCTAGATCGCGCAGTAGTGATATTGCGTCGTCTATTTTCATGCGTCGCCGCCTTTCATTATTACTCCCCCTTTGCCAGCTTGTCGACCAAATCCGCCCGCACGTATTTCTCGGTGCCGAGGCATTTATTATTACCACGGCGTTGCTTCGCTATTTCCAAACTCTCATGTGCTGCCATTATGCTCTTGGAATACACGTTCACCCAAATCTCCTCTGGACCGACCGAATCTGGCTTCACGCGGTAGTCCCATACATCAAAATTAAACCTGGGGCCTAGATAGTCACTCCACGGATCGTAACTGCTACGACATCTCCGCTGAATCGGTTTCCCCGCCTTATCGGCCTCAATCGCTGCAATCATGTCATCGTGCGACATGCTCATGTTATTCTCCTTTGATAATGCGTTCGGTTTCCGCGTCGTAGGCTGCTCGCGTTTCATCGGTGTCTGCCCACAAAGCGTACCACAGTTTTAGTCGCACTTCCCTAATCACCGCCTCTCGCCGGTCGAGTTCTCGCTTCTGACCAGCGATGTAATTGTCGAGTTGAGACAGCAATCCCACAGCGTCGGCCATCGGTTTGCATTGAGGGGCGACGGTAGAAAATAGCCGCGTGGCGTATTCTTTGGCCTGATTTGTTTCCTCCGTCAGTCGGTCGAGTTTGGCTAGGATTGCTTTTGCCGCAGTGCGCCCCGAAAACGCCATCTCGTCCACGTGATCCAGCAGTAGTTCACGCTCACGGTCAATCGTCATACGTCACCTTCTTTCGTTAGACTCCACCTATTACCATTCTTGGCTGCTGCCAAGATGGCCTTGATTCGGTCTAGCACCACGATTGGGTGCAGAACTTTCCAGTTCTCGACTTCATTTTCAATATCGAGAACCTCCTGCCGCAGCCGGTCGAGTTCAGCTAGTAAGACCCGCAAAGCCTCTGTCAGCTCGTCGTGACAGCCATCGTCGAGCGCATTGTGGGCAGCAATCACCAGTTGTTTTGCTTCTTCAATCTTCATGCGTCACCATCCTTGCTTAAAATCACCACCACAATCGACACCACGAGCATGGTCACAAATGCCACAACAGCAGCAGTTATTCGCTGTGCGGTAGGCGTGGTCGCGTTGGAGCCTACCAACATGCCAGACGCCATTGACAGCGGCCAGCCAATCAGCATAGTCTGAATGAGTTGCTTTGTTTCCCACTTCATGCGTCACCGCCTCTCGTTTCGTTTCGTCTGGAAAATCCCCAGTGATTGGCTAACGCAAGCAGGCTCGGCCATGTCGTTCCGTCGTTCAGATGCACTTCCCCCGTTTTGAGATCAAGCAACCAGCCGCATATTCCACAGTCACGCAGCCACTTCTCTGGAGTGGGAGGTAGTTGTTCAATGCTCATGCGTCACCGCCTCTCGTTGGATCATCTACAGGCCGCCCAGCCTTTACAGGCCGCCCAGCCTTATAGGAGTCACATCTCTTGTGAGTCATTTTGTTGTAGTGTGGACTGCCGACGTTGAGACACAGGGCGTCAATTGTGCTACAGCCAATCAACATGGCGCGCGACTCAGACCAATACATGCACCCGTCGCAATATTCGGACTCGGCACCGCCCAATCCTTCCGGTGGCTTGCGTGCCAGGTCGTTGGGGTCGGCCAAGAGAATCTTAATGGGTTTCCACCGGCGATTTATCGTTGAACAAGTCCAAGATGTTGCGCCGATCTGAAATACCTGCCTATCGCCTGCGTAGTATCTCGGAACCCACGCCCTTAATCCCGAGTCCCAAGCCCACACTTTTGTATCAATCGGCGTGTCGGCGTCCGGTTCTTTCCATTGGTATGGCCGCTCGAATATCGTCGTTTTCCAATCGGCTGGAATGATGTTTTCGATATTGATGCCAGCTAGCGAATACCAGACGCCACCTCCAAAGCCACCAAAGCTTTGCACTGGCCTTGCCCAGTAGCCGTACCACGCCACTCCCTGCCACACCACAAAATTGATATCCGGCCTTACGCACGCCCAGAACTCTGGTGCTTCAATGAACATTATTTTTCTCCTTTTGTTGCCATCGTCAGGATTGCAGGATTTAGTACGCCGCTGCTAGCATTCGCCTTCTCGCCCTCGGTCCCAATCTGTGTATCGAGGTTGTGCCACCTTCGCAACTGTTCTCCAAAAACCCAACAACCCGCCAACATTTGGACGGCACAACCGTACATGAAGCCAGTAATCCCTTCGTCGTCTGCGATGTGAGATGCTTCCTTGGCACATTCTTCTACCGTCGCCCCTTCTACAATCTTCACTTGCATAACTCTTGCCCACTTCTCGGCATAATCAACACAGGCTTTTCCGTAGCCGTCCTGGTTTGCATCCCTGTACCGCTGCCAAGCTGTTGCGTCACGGAGTTTCATTGCGGGTGCATCAGCCAAGATGGCGGCAAGGTTGGCCTTTTTCTCGGAGTCTTTTCGCTCCCACTCCGCTCTCTGGACAATAACTTCTGGCCGTGCGTGGTATTCTTCGCTTCGCCGCTTCGATTCAGCGTCGTAGTCTGCGACTATCTTGCTAGGTGGATCATCTGCGGTTGCCACTAACTCGATTTCGTTGAATGAGCAGCAAACATCCTGGTCAGAAAGGTTGGCAATTTCCACCATCCTCTTGGCTGTGTGACTAACGTGTTCTCCAATTCGTGCTTCAATTCGCATCGCTATTTTCCTTTCGTTGCTTCGGCCACTTCCACAACCGCAAGACAAGCGGCGTAGGCGAGTGGTATACCAAACGCTGTAACGTATGGCAGCATCACGTTAAGCTGCTGCTGTTTTATCAGCCATTCCTCCATCTTCTCAAACTCATCGTAAGTTGGCTCGGTCGAAACTGTCGGCCACGTTTCGCTGCAAACGTCATTGTCCTCACACCAGTCATCCTCAATGGGTTGCCGGATTGGGTCGATGCCGACAATGCGGCATACTGCTTCGTCCAACTCAGGCCCAGGTGGTAGTGGTTTAGTCCGCTATAAACCCTTATTTTGCGCGACTCTCGTCTAGGGCAGTAGTAGCAGCGGCGATATTCGACATATTCGCCTTGCCATCGCTGCCACGGACTCCAATTGTGAAAACCGAACCAACAGAAAATACGGCTCATGGCTTTCGCTCCTTTCGCTGTGCCTTGGCTATAGCCCTACGAGCATCCGTTGCCATCGCAATGTAATTTTTTGCATCGGCCTCCTCCGCATCCGCAAGCGAATCAAATCTCCCACGGTTCGCCGCTGCATTTGTCGACGACTGCTTAGCTACACGATTTAACCACTTCTCCATTTTAATAGCCCACGCCAGAAGGTCGCTCATTGCTTTTGCTCCTGTTCTTTTAGACGCTCCCGCTCCAGCTCCTGCTCCCGCTCCAGCTCCTGCTCCCGCTCCAGCTCCTGCTCCTGCTCCTGCTCCTGCTCCAGCTCCTGCTCCAGCTCCAGCTCCTGCTCCCGCTCCAGCTCCTGCTCCAGCTCCAGCTCCAGCTCCCGCTCCCGCTCCAGCTCCCGCTCCAGCTCCAGCTACTGCTCCCGCTCCAGCTCCAGCATTTTTGTTTGCGCGATCTCATGGTAATACTCCTACTTTTTCAGTTGCATAAACGATTCCACGGAGGCAAGCATCACATACGCCGCATATGGCAACGCTTGTGCATCCTTCCATGTCTTGCTTTTGAGTTCTCCGGTTTCGTAGACAATAGCCGCGTCGTCCAATTTGACGCACGTATCATTCACACCGACAAGCGTTCCTGTGTAAATGTAGTTAGCGCAAAAGAGCGTCAACCGCATTCCCATGAAGCCCATCAGCCCCTCGCCCTCAACCTCTTGCACTTGCACTAGCTTTTTCATCACTCGATCTCCTTGTTATAAGTTACTTGGTTTTCTGTTCTTCCAGCCACGCCGTCAGCCAGTCGCGGAGGCGGGCGGCGTGGTTTGCATAACGTGCATTAGTCGCTGCAACTCACGAAACGTCCTTTTAGCCTCTGCATACTCCTTGGACTTCTTCCAAGACATAGGAAAATTAACAGCCCTTGCCTCGACAGCTATCAGCTTCACCCCTAGGCGGCTGGCACACCGTTGGGCTTCCGCGATTGACTCTCTTAAGTTGTCATTCATGGCCTTCGCTCCTTGCCTGTTCGGCGGTTTCGTTATCCAATAGGCCGTCTGCCGCCAGCAACAGCCGACCTTGAAAATCCACGTATTGATTCGTTCGCTTGAAGAACATTGCAGCAGTGCGACATAGCGTTCGTAGGCTGGCTAGCTCCTGCGTTGTTGTCGAGTTGCGAAGTTCGTGCCCGATGTCGTTCAGCAAATCGCTAGCTGCTTTGAGGATTGGCTTAAATCGTTCCGGCGCATCATCCCATGCCGAAGAACACCCATCGGATACTTCCAAGCATTGGTCAGCTATTGAAACAAAGTCACTCATGGCGTTTCCTTTCTCTGAAAAATCTCGTCCAGCTTTGCGTCGTAACCTGGAAGGTGCCCAGACATTGCGGCAAGTTGCAGGCCGGCCTTTTCGGCCCGTCCCGCGTCTAAATGCTCAAGCGTTACAAAAGCGTATGCTCGCAGGTAGGCAACGGCTTGCGTCAGCCGTTCAATCTCCGCGTCCTTCGATGCCAAGGTGTCTGTGGCTTGTCTCCATAATTCTTCTGGCGTTTTCCCGTGCTTGCGCCTAATCGTTACTACCATAGCTTCGCTGCGCTCGGTTGGCGCACACTCCATCGTTACAAAGTTTTCTCCACCTAGTTCTTTTAGGGTGCTTGCCAGCGATGATGCAATGACAGCAACGCCCCAATGTTCAATCGTCGCGTAAAACTCGCCGTTTATTGCAGCTTCGATTTTCACGCTGTTAGGCTCGGCCAAGAGTCGAGCCAGCCGCTCGATCTCTGCATCCTTCGCGGTACACTCTGAACAGCCCAACAATATGCCGTCGCTCGCCTGTTCCAATCGGCGGCTGAGTGCGGCAATCTCCGCGTCCTTCGCGGCAAGCTGCTGCTGTAGGTCCTGTGTCTGCGTGCAGTTGGCCCACCATTCGCTCATCACGCACCCTCGCTTTCGTCTCGCACCTTTTGCCACTTACCATCCACGATCTCATACCACGTATCCGCCTCGATTCCATCCTCGCCCACCTTGCCCGTAAGGAATCGCCAGCCGTCTGCATCGGTCCAGTACGCCGCAGCAAAAGCACCACGAGGGCCAACCTTAACGCGACCAGTACCGGCAATTGCAGCACATCCATTGCGGCCATCAATTTCACATCTACCGTTGTCGCCCGCGACCGTTGACTTCCCGTTGTCGCCCGCGACCGTTGACTGCCCGTTGTAGCCCGCGACCGTTGACTGCCCGTTGTAGCCCGCGACCGTTGACTTCCCGTTGTCGCCCGCGACCGTTGA